CTTGATAGTGATTTAATAATCCTCACGTATCTTCTTATTTTTACGCTTGCTAGAGAAGCCAAGAGTAGTAAGTATTATGGGTGTTGAGCCCACTGCAGTCATCTTGCGTGCTAAGTTTGTGTTGTATTTCTCACGCTCAGCCCGTTGTTTAGCTTTAGAGTAACGTAAGTGTTTAGTATTCATATATTCCTTACCACGACCCCACGCAAATCGTTGTGTTTCAAGACGTTGCGCTAAATTTTCATACTTTTTACCACGCTTACCAGAGAGAATGTTGAGAGCTTCTAACATACTCTCTTTATTGCCTTTAGCAATGATTGATAGTTTAGCATTTATACGTTGGGATGGTCTCATAAGTTGTTTATTTCTCGCTAGTTATGACGATAGTGGAGTATATATAAAATACTTTCACATTTTCTTGCTCTTCGTGCTCTACCAGGTAGAGCTAGAGGCCATATCGCTTATAAAGCTTAAGCCTCTTCTGCATAGTGTTAGCTTTATGAAGATGGGAATCCATTTGACTAAAGGCACCATACAAATCCGGATCTTTTCTCATATGCATAAGACGACGAGCGTAGTCCATAGGATTCAGAAGTCTTTCTGTCCACCGCGTAAGGCGCTCATTATATGCTCTTTCAACGGTTTTAGGACTTAACGCCCACTTCTCAAATACTATCTTCTTATCTGTATTAGCCTTATCTTTAACGAAATAGCCTAAATAAGTCGGATCATGTGTAGCAGGAGAGCTTACATCAACATGGTCATCAGTGTGTACTGGACGACCAAGCTCTTTTAGCGCATCCTGTGCTACATTAATGAGCTTTTTATCATTTAAACCTGTAGTACCCTTAATTCCGCCTACTTTACTTGCTTTTTTCTTCATACCTTTTGCTTTATTCTTTGCAGTAACTGCTCCAGCAGTTACTCCACTACCTGATCCTACAGCAGCAACGCCTACAGCAAGTCTTGCATCACTATATTTCTTGTCAGTAGCTAATTCACCTATTGTCTCTTCTGTACTTTTATAGCCTTTTTTTAGTTTTTTGCCTACTTCTCGTCCAAGTGCTTTTACTTTCGTAGTATATTTACCTAATTTAGCTTTTTTACCTATTCCAGCACCAATTCCTCTACCAACAACTGCTCCAGCACCTAATGTACCATATCCAAATATTCGATTATGCTTAGTATTGCCTAAAGTCACTTTCGAAGCTGTCCTATAAACTTGTCCTGGATCTATATTCTTAACACTGGCCTGATGCATTCTCTTCATAGCAACATCTCCTAATGCCTTAGCCCGTGTTTTGGGTAAAATCTTAGTACCAAGCGTCTGAACACTTTTATCAATAGCTTTAAGAGCTGTAGATCCAAAAAACGCCTTTTTACTAAGACCCCTAACACCAGCAGCGCCTAATCCAAGCGCTCCTAACCCTGCAGCCGCTGCTCCATACCCAGTCGCATATTCACGTGATGAAAAAGCGCCTACATTACGCCAGCCTGCTGGAACCATTTTCTTCATTTTAGCATCCACAGGAGTTAATTTACGCCCTAATGTACCTATATTTCGATGTGTCGTAGCACCAACCGACTTACCAGCAGTCATTACTGCTTTTCCTAGCGACTGTATAGCACCAAAACCTAGCGCACTTTTCTCAAAACCTAATGTTCTTAACATTATTTTGCCTCCTTAGTAATCGTATGTACACCTCGTAACTGTACAATCACCTTAGATAGTGAATGCATAGCTTTCTGTACTACAGCTTCATTTACACCAGACATTCCAACTCTAATTGACAATAGTAGCTTAGCTAATTCTGCTATAACTTTCTCATACATTGGAATTAGCGCCACATACTCTGAAATATTATCTTTGTTTATTAAACCAAGAGCTAATGTAGCATCTACAGAGTTCTTATCAGCAAAAGTCGTAATACTAGTAGCAACTTTACTAATCTCGTCCTTAATATCAGTAAATTTCGCATTATATTCTTCTGATATCATCTTCTCAAGCTTATTTAGAGCCATTGGTGCACGAACATGTGCTAATTTCACTCTTTGGCCATTCTTGAGCTCAGCTATTGCATCTAAATCAGTCTCATGTACATTACAATGAATACAACTCCACATAGCTTCATCATAATCAAGTTCACTTATCTTAGAAGCATACTTATTAAACTCTTTACCATGCAGATAATACATTCCTGTAGTATCTCGTCCTACATGATGTTCATATAAACCATCATTAAGGTGTTCGAACTGGTGCGTTGTTATTCTCTGCGCTAATTTCACGAATTTCGCATTCTTAGGTACATAGTAAGAGTCTGTATACACATCATGCTCCACAAATTCAGTTCGCTCGATATTTAGCGGGTAATATGATACTTTCTTTAACCCATCAAATCCAGCTACTTGGCTCTGACCAACTCCTGCTATCTTCTGTATGCCTACTACTTCAAATGGAGACGTTGCAGTATTACCTACTACGTAAACACCAGTATCACCGATACTGGGCTCTGTATGCATCTCTTCAAAGTTATTTATAGCTGTAGGAATTTCATTGTTATCAAAGACCGTATAAGCGCCTTCTTTTGTTAAGAACAGTGTGCGTTCCCCCAAGTTATAAGAATTAGACTTCTCATAACTAGCAGTTTTCTCAATCTCACTGCTATTAGCTTTTAACTGACATGAATCAGCTTCGGGCTTACTTACATCGAGCCTATATGTATAATTTACTCTGCTATTAGCCTGTTTAACTACATAATTACCATTCTCATCCTCATACACGTACTGTCGATCCATATCGAGCCCACGCATCAGATTTGTGGCAAAGTCATTTACATCGGTAGTCTCAAGATTAGCTATCTTTTCAATTAAATCAGTGTTCTCACTAGTAATAAACGCTTGCATATTCTCCAGCGTATAATCTAGTAAGGCTTTTCTATCTTCCTCTAGCACTGTACTTGCAACCTTATCAATCACTGATGCATACTTAACACCTGAGTAATCAGATTCAGGTTGTTCTAAGTCCTTATTAAATAAGAATTGATCAAACACTCTGCTTGCATCAATCTTATTCTCTTTAAATGCCTCAGGATTGTTGAATATTGCCACTAACGTAGTATCGTTTAACGGTAACGTTAATCCATTCGCAATAATTACATCCATATCAGATACAGCCCTATCATTTATAATCACGGGAATAGCAGCAACATTTTGTACGTTGATGACACCAACTGCGTAACCTCTTTTGAAGTCTTTATTTTTCCACTCTACTGCTAATTCGAAATTTGATAATGACGGATATTCTGATAATAGACGCGTTATAATAGTTTTAACCCAGGTCGTATGATCTGAGTCAACGTAAAATGTCGCTGTTTTCTCCAGGCTTTCCCGGTCTAAAAACAATGCATCCATATAAAATCTCCTTTGTTAGGTCATCAACTGCCTCTAATATAGTAATATACAGTCTTTTTGTCAAGTTCTTTCATTTTTAAGCTAAAAAAGAGGGCAACTGCCCTCTTATTTATGTTGTACAACGTCCTTATACAAACACCTAATACGCTCATCACGTACCGAACGCTTGTCCACGTGCATGTGACCTGCGTACCACGCTTTGTACTCTACTGATTGCATTAAATGTTCAAGAAACATGGCTGTTGGATCCTTATACTTATCATACCACCAATCGCCCGATGTTTCCTGCACAATAATAGTTGGCATCGTATGAGTAATCATTATATCAACTTCATACCCACATTTCTCGAGATTACTAATAGCATAATCTTGTTCCTTAACTGTGGGAATCTCCCCTGGCCACCACGAAATACCTTCAACACGCATTTCCCTATCTATTGATAGTGCACCACCAAAAGTAAACACCTTCTGATCAGCTATCTCATAAATTTCACCTCTTCGAAGGTGAAAAATAGACGGGTAATCCTCAAAATAGCCTACTTCACCTCCAAAGAGCTGTTTTCTAGGCAATTCTTGTAATAACTCATGATTATCATGGTTTCCATCAATGAAAAGCGTGATCCAAGGTGAATTTTCGAGCCACTGCATACCTATAGTATCAATTTTTGTCCAAACATGCCCAAAATCACCGCAAATCACTAAAATATCTTTAGCTTTGGACATTCCAATGAATTTTGCTCTATTCCTAAAGGAGTCTAAATGCTGTTGAGCTCTACCATGCAAATCACCTGTTATCCATACCCTCATTTTACTCCTCTACTGTCACTCCTGAGTCAAACAGGCTATACGTAATATGGGTTGGATACAAAACAACGTCGTCAGGCATATAAAAATTAGCATTAATAATTTCTCTTACTTTTTCATCCATGTTCGTATACTCACGGACTGTAATTACACGGCCACATGCACTACACTTCACATCAGTATATGTTGATCCATCTTTTTTCAAAGATATAGTACAGAGTTGACCGCATGTTTTATGTATGTGTGTCATTTTATTCTTTCTGTTAAAGAAAAGAGGCTCCAATTAGGAGCCCTTTCCGTGCGTCATAAGAATCCAGTATTCCTACCCTAAGAATTGGTGGATTCATTATTCTTATACCAATATTTAAACTAAAAGAGAGCCGAAGCTCTCTTTAAGGTGACCCTAGTCACCGTTCTTAGTAGCATTCACATCCATGCTCTCGGGAAGATCGGGCGCAATGACCTTCTTCTCAAGTTCAGGAATATTAACGATAGTGATGTCATCATCGTCAGTGGTAGGCACGAACGTGAAATTACACAGTCCCCACTTCCTACCCTTGGCAGGTAGAGCATCGGTTACAATGCCTTTCTTAGCATTATCAAGAGTATCAGCCACGATAGGTACATCGCAGTCACACTTCTCATAATCAAACGCTAAGGCATCCTTATAACACTTGTATCCGTAAATATTAAAGTGAAAAATCTTTCCAAGATTCGCTTTCATTAAATGTTTCCATTCTCCTATAACTTATAGGTCTTTATAACGTTATTATATGTTCTATCCATTTATCTCCTCGGAAATCTCAGTCGAGTGTACAGTCTGTCGATCAGGATCATTGTATCGTAAAAAGTACACAGTTGTTTTGAACTCAGCTTCTAAGCTCTCGACGTGTTTTAACGCGTCAGCATAAGCCTTCTTATGGCCTAACTGATCTTTCTCGGCTACAAACTCAGCATACAAAACTTCTTGTACTTGATTGCTATCTTCCTTCATAACGAAAAACTCAAAAGAGTACAATCCTAACGTCTTCTGCATGAGGTGGATAAACTCCTCTGTCTATAGATTAAAAAAAGAATCACCTAGATAGTGACTCATTAATCTTATACCACAAATATCCAATTAATTTACGAAATCTTAACCTTTGTATTTGTAGTTAGGAAAGACCCAGTACCATTGTAGCTCACACTACTATCAGGTATCCATGTCTCTCCTGGTTTCCATGCAGGCGAGACTACAGTAAACTTAGCATCAAATGTAATCCCCTTCAAAATGATCCTCCTACCATTATATGTGCTATTAATCGTAAGCTGATTAGTATTTAAGTCATCAATAGTAATAATACCAATACCAGGTATCACATAAGGTGGCCGCATATACGCACACCCCGGCACTATAACTGTAGATTCATCTCCCTCTAAACATACTGGCACACTCTGTGCCTTAAGATCGCTACTAGCGACAATAATACCGGGAGCCACTGTTACTACAGCACCTCCAAAGCTCGGTAGAAATATGGCTTGGTCACCCGATACAATTACATAATCATTCATGACTTATTTTATATTCTCTAGTGGATTTAATTCACTACCACCTGTATTACTCACTTGTAGATAACTACTGTTATTTAGTTCAGCATATGCTTTAATATGTGTCACGACCTGATTAGCAATTACTTCAGCTAACTCATTATAAAAATCACGTAATGCAGAGATAGCATCATTATAATCTTCTTGATCCATATCACCAATTGCTAAACTTGTAGCTAACGGAGGTTTATGCAACAGTGTAATTATATTGAGCCATATACTGCCGGGAGTCGGTGTATTTTCTGAGCCGCCCACTCCATAGAGTATTGCATTCTTTAATACACCTTCATCTAATGCCATTATATCACCTTATGTTCTATCTGTCTTAAATGTATTTGGTATGCTGTACGGAGTCCATGCAGCACGTGTACGTGGATGGAAAGGAACAGGGAAACCTTTATTACCAACACCAAGATGTCCCTTGTGACTATTAAAGAAGTCAACAAAATTATGTGTAGCTAAGAAATGATTATTTATCTTTGTGCCGGATAAAGACATAGTTAAATCATTCGCACCTACGTCTGTGGAAAGAGTTACTCCAGTAGCACCGAAATTAAGCTCACACCCGCCCATCGCTGTTTCTATTTTTATTCCTGTAGCTGTGAACTCAAGTGAGCACAGTCCTAATACAGATGACATGGATATACCTGTTGGGCCTAATGTTATATTATTCCCATATATTTGGTCTTCAATTACAATTCCAGTTTTACCGACTTTAATGTACTGGTTAAGAGGTGCAGTTGCTCCATCTACTGTTAGCTTGTGATGAAGTGCATTTATCTCTTCGGTAACCTTAATATCTTTTATTTCATCTTGAGTGACTTTTTCATATAGATTAACAGCATTACCTAGCTGTGTTTCCATACTTACGTTGGCAAAATTAACCTCATGCCTCCACATACTCAAGTCTTCAAGTAATCCAAAACCTTCATACAAGCTTGAATTAGTAGCTACATCCCTAAGCTTCTTATGATATAGTTCTAATGCAACACTCATACGTTCATCAAATGTTGTTACACCGCTGTCCATGTGTAATCTATAGAAACTATTAACTTCGTCTATATTTATTGTATCACTAGGTAGTAGTTTACCAAATCCTTGCTCATAGTTAGTAAGCTGTAAAACATCATTGTATGTAACATTCCAAAACTCGCTGTTATTACTTAATGTCTCAGTATGATGAACATCACTAGTCGTTGTTGTCGAGTGCATACGTACACGCTTAAACGTATTAAGCGTTGTAAAAGGCTCACCCATATTAAGACGGCCCAAACTAGTAGTATAAGACTGATCAGCGTCATCTTCATTGTACTGATGCCAGCCATCACCGGGTTTTACATTAAGCCCACCACCAAAGCATAAACGTGAGCTATAAAGTTCACCAGATGTAAAGTCAATGCCACTGTTTCTTATAAAGTCAGTACTTAAATGACCAATACGCTCCATGTATGTTAGTGGAGACGCACCATCAATACCATCTTTATCTTTTAGCCTAAAGTCATAAATTGTACCTTCAGGATATTTGAACGTCTGGAGAGCTAGCTTATCTTTCTCAATAGTGTGTTCATTTTGCCTACCAATACGCTCTTCAGTAAATACACTTTTCTTCTTGTCAGTACCACGGCTCTGTTGTGTACGTCTCTCGTACACATGTCCTGGTATTTCACTACTATTACTGTATGCAATGTGTCCTGCTAGTTTAATAACTCTAGCATTATACTTGTCAGCTAATGGAATAAGACTTAGAAGAGATTCCTCTTCAAGTCTAAGATCATCATCCACAACGCTTTCTTGCTGCTTACCATCATATACAACATAGGAATGAAGTATCCTATCATCCTCACTAGATACTGGGTGAGAGTCATAATATCGTTTCTTATCCTTTGATCCTGGCGTCATATTATAAATACGCTTGGCTACAATCTCAGACCTGCGCTCTTCAGCGTGTAACTCATGAGATGCCCAAGGATTCGTACTTATTAATATAACACCTTTAGGCTTAATCTTAATCAGGGGATTATAATAACCACCAGCAGCAAGTATAATCTCGCCCTCTTCACGACCATCAAGCATGAATCTACCATCCTGTCCATACTCACTAGTCCCAGCATAATACGATAATATTACATACTCATCACGTAAGCCTAGACGTGCACATATGACACGCTGCCCTTTACGTGGAATTCCAAACATTCCACTACCTAATGTGTCCTTAGGTATTGGACTTGGTAATTCCATAGGAATAGCCGCAGACATACTAATATTATCTGTCTGGTCATCTAATAACACATACACTTTGGTACTTTTACCAAGATCTACCTCAGTAACGGTGCCTAGGTGCACCGTTATTGATTCGCTTCCTAATTGATCAAAATATCCCATGTCTTAATTATAACAATTACACTCTCATAGGTCAAGCGTTAATTGGGTATAAGACTTATAGTGGACGAGGGCGCATTTGCGTCCTTTTTTAGGTATAAGAATTCTGAACAACCAACTTTCTTACATAGCTCAAAGGAGTGACTATGACACAGCTAAACCAAAAGCATGATTCCATACATGCCAAAATCCAAGATTTATTTACCAACTGGTTCAAAGATATGGATGCATACCGACTAGGCACTACTATTGGGGCTACACTCGCTATCTTGGGCTTCATTTTAATGGTACCTGGATTTGCTCGATTAGTTGGGTGGGGATTTACCCTAGCTGGCGGATTGCTCGCAGGTTCGTGCCTCGTAGTCCTACTCGAACGCGAGTAGGATTTTTAGGGTAAATATGATACTTAATGAACTTACTCACGAGTGTATAATATATTCGCAGTTACCTAATCATGTACCAGACAAAAGTGCTGATGACATCTTTCCGCCAACAGTATCTACTAACCCACATCTAAATGGCACTACCATTATTGTTAGTAAGAGAAATACAGACAAAACACACCTCACTCCCAAGGAAATGATACCAGCTACGCGTAACACAATGGGAAATATTACTGCGTACAGCACAGATAAACCAAGTGTGGATACACCTGTACATCTACGACTGTATCAAGCAATGCCCAACCTCAACTTCTTCATTCATGGCCACGCATACATTCATGATGTACCAACCACTGAGCATTACTACGCCTGCGGTGACCTTCGTGAAGCTAATGAACTATTCAAACTTATCTCAACTAATGCTAATGTTTCCTCACAAGTAGGTGCCATCAACTTATGTAATCACGGCTTTTTTCTTTACGCCGAAACTTTAGAGCAGTTGCAAATTCTAGTTAACTCGCTTAAGTTCACAGAAAAACCTATTGCGGAACAAATTTCTTCTGATGACATGATAATACATCAGCAAACTCAAGTAGAATTTAAACGTAAAGGACATACGATACACAAGGACATTGTATGAAGTTAGCAAAGAATACTAATTCTCGTCAAACTATAATTTGTTGTGACATATGTAAAGCGATTATACCTAAAGTAGCACAGACGGAGCCTAACAATCATTTTTCTCCTCGATCGTTTGATTATGGGGTCTTCCAAGACATTATTTCCGAAGCCGATATTCATGATATCTGTGCAAACTGCTTCTCTACATTATTAGCTGAAAAGAAGTTTTATGAAAATCTTATGACTGAGCAAATAACATTCTTGTTACATACTATGGATCCAGCAGCAACTATGTGCTTAGATCCTGCCGCCAAAAGGAAGACAAAATGAATAATGACACATGTGATGTGTGTGGTTCAATAATCTCTAATGATGACGCCACTACATATGCACAAGACTCATTTGCGCAAGTTCATGTTGCAACATTGATATGCGATGAACTCAACGTCGAATTTTGCTGTGACCATTGTTTTCTTATGTTCACGGAGATGTATGACATGCTTATAGAACTCCTCACTTTAAAACTCAAGCAAATTAAAGTGGAAGGAAAGGCATTAAGATGAGTGAAAACGACCGACAGCCTCAATCATTCATATCCACAGGCGAGTCATGTGATATATGCTTGTACGAGCCTAAAACCAACGCCACCGCAGAGCAGTGCAAATCTATACACTCTCTAGAAGATGGTCCACTCAAGGACGCATTAGAAAACTTTGACGCTATCACAGGTGATATAAAACATATATGCCCTAATTGCAAGAAAACCCTCACTAACAAAGCCACTTCATTGCTCGAACAGCTAGCATTAGATCTTGACAATGAGATCTGGGAATTGGAGTATTAAGTATTATGTCAACAAGTAAGTAAGTAAGTAAGTAAGTAAGTAAGTAAGTAAGTACTATCTACTCAACACTCAATACTCACATGCTATGTCCACATTTCCACCACATTCACGGCATAACACACTCACAAAACTCATAAAAACACTCACTCGGCCCACAATTTAAAAAGTGGCCGGACAGACGGCCACAGTACAAGTCCGTAACTCACATCATCCCAAGTACTTATGTGGCCACCCATATCAGTGGCCGACACGCTAAAGCACAAAAACATAAACAACTCAATCATAACACTTTACAAATGTTATATACGTCGTATACCACCCATACCACCCGCATACCACCCAAACTCGGTGGTATACACTTAACTCCAACTCTCTCTTAAACTTACAAAGCTTTTTAAAGAACTTACTATATATGTATATTAACATATTTTTATTATTATATATCTATTTTCTTTTAAAAGCAAATCTTATAACACTAATACTTTCATATACTTACAGCATTTTCACACTTACGCCGTCCATGTATACCACCCAAAATCCCCGCGCCATAGGTCCACGTATGCGAGGCACTACCTACCCTCTCTACACTGTGAGTATAGATACACCTGGCGCGGCGTTTTCGGGTGGTATAGCGTCACCGGCCGGAGCTAACCCTCTCTCTCACAACAAAATATGGCGGCACCCATTTTGAAATGGCCGGGTGGTATGGTATCTATATATAACTTGTAACTTGTTGAAAACACTACACTTAGCTTGTATATACCACTAGCGTAAACCTCTCAACGCCAACGAATTAACATCATACCACCCAATCTCGGTGGTCGCGGCCTCTAAAGCACACTTTCATAAAATTGATAAATCATAACTCGTTATAAACATTCAATTTACAAGACATTTCGACGCCAAAGTCATTTCCTCTATAAAACACTGAAATTACAGCACTTACGTGATTTTACCACTTTTATCCGGCCCCCAACCATAAAACCATGATCACTGCTCACAAAAACCACAAAATCTCAACAATCTTGTGACATTTCTGTGACATTTAGACCAAATTTTTGCTTATGTTGCACTTTCACTCAAAAACCTGACATAAGCACAACACGAAAGGAACACATTCACTTTTCATGAACATTCAAGGACTTATCACTTATTACTTTTTCTTCCCTAAAAGCTCAGAGGCATTATACTTTACTGAAAAGCCAAACAAGGAATCAAATAATCGCAGGAATCATTACAATCGATATGGGATTATAGGTTACAATAAATCTAGATTTAATCCCATATATGGTGGCGATATCATTCCATTTAATAAGGCTAGTGAGGACACAATCAACAATGGTTTGTATTTAGGTGTGTCTGAATTTTTACAGGCTATTGCTGAACCTTCAGCTAAATTAGTAAAGAAAGTGCCTAGACTTACGAATCCACCCCAATTCACCACACCCAAGTCTAAAAACAAAGACACCACACCCACGAGCAATCCTCCTCTCATTACTTACACATTCTCTTTAATACCACGTAAGGTATCACGTCGCACTAAAGACAGTGTACTTGATAAGTACCCTGAGATTACGAAAGCACACATTGACCTGCGAGCATATTCATTAATTGTAAATGGCGTCACGACCACAGACACATCCATAGACACGGTCACAGACACATCCACATACAAACCCACAGACGCACAGCTCGAACAGCTTAATGAAGATGTGCAGACATGGTTCCGACAATTATCATTATTAGATCTAATACATCACATATCCGATTATACAGAATTTAAAGATTGGCCCACACTTACAATAAGATTCTCTAGTAAAACTCCACCGTCTGCTCCTCTTGAGTACATGGTAAATTATACTGTGAATACGTATGTAAATAACGTTCCTAAATCGATAGAGCAGGATACATATGAGTTAGCATATCATTATGTTGTAAATGATGCTGAATTATCTCGTGCGCCACTGCATGAGCAGTCCTACTATCAGTATTACCCTTCCTACGGGACAATAGTAGTAAATGTGAGTGAAAGTAGTTTCATGCGTGTCACCACACCCACCACATCCACAGACGCACATCCCGATGACACACACGAACCAACACTCTTTCACTACAAACACGATCCCGATGCAGATTTCTTAGACACTTATCAAATCGCTAAGCTTAACCCTGCTGATCCAGTGCCTACAGCACTAGAGGATGAGGCTAAAGCTGTAAATGACGAGCTCGAAGACGTCACATTGACGTCAAAATCATAAGTACACACTCAATCACTAACCCAAGGAGATAGCCCATGGTTGGTATTATCGTTCTCACCGTATTCATATACATAGGGTACCTCTTAATTAACTACTTAATGAAAGATAAGAAACTATGCCCTACCTGTAAGTCAGATTGGATTTATACTCGTGATAGCGACAACAATCCTCTATCTTACAGTTGTTTCCCACCTTATGTACGTACGTGTACAAACTCCAACTGTCTACGCCAAGAAAAGCGTAGCTCAATGTCAAGTGATGTCCCTTGGGACTGGAAACTCACGATCCCGTCAAACCTCGCTAAGAACCCCAGTACTATGGAGGAAGTAAAGTGTCAAGCGAAAACCAAGACAACCAAGAAAAAGTAACTACTGTAACTACTACCCACAAGATCAAGATCACTGATGTTATACTATCTAGTCATCAGAGTAACATCTTTGATATTGGGGGATTTGTTAACACTGTAGTAGAGCCATCCGGGTATCCCTACTTTGAGTGGAATGGGTGGGTATATGATGCTAATGACATGCTTTTTCGTCAATTAGTCAGATACGAGGAGCTTCTATAATGTCACCCAGAATCTCTAACACCATTCGTAGACGATGAAGTGGAGTCAACATAAGAGGCACTGTCCTCATAGAAACAAGGACAACTTTTGTATGTACAAGACCGCTTGAAAAAGATGGATACAATACCTAGCAATTAACTAAAATATGGGTATAAGAATAATGTGATGAGTATGTTACGTTCACTCTGAGTCGCACCCCTCAGCACTGAATTGTAACAAGCTCCAACCTTCATTCCATGCCATCACTAGTCCACTCTCAGCGTCCGTTCAAGTACTACCTCCAGGCTTAGAGACAACTTGATTGTCTCAGTCCTACCAGCGCTTTACATGTTTGTCAACGAGAGTGGGTTCGGCTCGTCCGCACTCCCTCTAGCACATGAACTATGTAACCGCAACTTGAACGATTACGTGGGGTTTGGGCTGAGGGGCAAGCCTATGTGCTTGTCCCTTTACGTTAAAATTAGTTCAATGCAAAAGCTTATTAAAAAGAATCTTAAAAATGTTGCTGATCTCGTTAAAGAAGAAGACGGTTTAAATAAAGCAATAGTAGACTGGCACAAGAACAAAAAAGTCAAAAATAAACCCAGCGATACCACCGGCGACGAAACTAAAGACAGCGACACCTAACCCTAGCAAGGAGACAACATGGCAACCAATGTAGGAGTAATCATTGGCCGATTTCAGGTTGATGATCTACACCCGGCTCACAGAGCCATTATTGATGAAGTGAAGGACAAACACTCACAGATCCTCGTGTTCTTGGGGTGTCCGGCAACATATCTCAGTCAGCGTAACCCTCTGGATTTCTCTACGAGACGTCGTATGATTCAGAGTCATTATCCTGATGTGGATGTCTTCCAGATTAAAGACCACAAGCTCGATAGTATCTGGTACCAGGAGCTTGACCGTCGTATTCGAGAGATTGAACCGCATGCTGAAATTACGTTGTACGGCGGGCGTGATTCTTTTGCTGACTACTATGATGGAGCATTCCCGGTTGAAGTTCTCACAGATATCGAGAACTCTTTCTCTGGCACTGAAATACGTGAAAGAGTTGGAAATACTCCTCTCTCAACTCCTGACTTTCGTGCTGGCGTGATCTATGCTATTGCTAATCGTTTTCCTCTTACCCACTTAACAGTCGATATAGGGCTAATAAACCCATATCACTCGTCCCCTACAAAGAACTCAAGAATTCTGCTAGGTAGAAAAGAAGGTGATAGGCAGTGGTGTTTCCCAGGCGGGTTTGTCGATGCAAAAGACGCATCACTCGAAGACGCTACAAGGCGTGAACTCTTTGAAGAGACTGGGTGTCACACTAGCAGTGTGCAAATGTGTAAGTATGTAGCAAGCTTGGAAGTTGTGAATGATTGGCGCTACAAGAATGAGGTTGATCGTATCATGACGAATGTGTTCCTAATGGAACTTCCACCTAATTCACCTTATCTTAAGAACAATGATCAAGGCGAAGAAGGTACAGGCTTACTATCAGAAAATAAACTAAAAGCCAGTGATGATCTTGCAGAAATTCAATGGTTTGATTTGAAAGAATTTAGCGAGACTCCACATCATTTTGTTACTAATGATCTCATTACAAAGGCTCATCAGCCAATCATGCAAGTCTTTATCGCACATCTCAAAGACAACGAGCTCTACGGGCTCGCCAACGATAAACCTAAACCACAGGATTGTGATTAATGGACCAGTTAAATGATAACCTAGCTGTCATGACCGACAGCTACAAAGCAGGACATTTTCGTCAGTACCCTGCCGGTACGACGTCAATTATGTCTTATTTTGAATCCCGTGGAGGTTTACCTTACACGGTGTTCTTTGGTCTCCAGTACATCATCAAAAAGCACCTTCTTGGTCGGGTGATGACTCAGAAGAAGCTCACTGCAGCACAAATTTTTTGGAACGAGCACTTTGGCGATAATCAGCCTTGTGGTGAAGATATATTCAATCATAAGGGTTGGCAGCACATCATCGATAATCATGATGGGCATCTGCCTATTCGCATCCGAGCGGTCCCTGAAGGGACTAAGGTACCTTCATCAAACGCCCTCATTACAGTAGAGAATACTGATCCTGAGTGCTTCTGGCTTACCAATTGGTTGGAAACGTTGTTAGTACAAGTATGGTAGAAATGCCCTTTATGGTGGTAACACCATATCGAAACTTCTCTAATTGCTGGGATATCCTAATTATAGGACGATCAGCAGCGAAGCCTAATCTAATTAGTTCTTGCATTAGTAAGTATTATTTGTTATATTTACTATAGTTACTAACTAATTAGGAGTTTTTTTATGATAGGAAAACAATTTGGAAACGATCTTGTTATAGATAGAAAAGTTGAACAAAGATCATATGGTAAATTAACCCTTTACCTTGTTGAGTGCCAAAAATGTAGCAACAAAAAATGGGTTCAAAAATCCGCCCTAGTTAATGGAAATATAAAGTGTAGAGTAGGTATATGTAACAGACAAGTACCTGATTTCACTAATCAAATATTTCATTATTGGACTGCTTTAGAATATGTAAAAGATAAAAAATCACGTGGATGGTTATGGAAGTGTAAGTGTAAATGCGGGAATGTGGGATATGTCCGCACTCATACATTACAATCTGGACAATCAAAGTCTTGTGGTTGTTATATGAAAGAACAACTGTCTCAACGTCAAACACTTACTGACTATATAGGACCAAAACGTGAAATTTATAGAAATTACAATAGAGCCTCTAATAAGAGAAATTATGAATTTTTATTAACTGAAGAACAATTTTTTGAACTCATTGAACAGCCATGTTTTTACTGTGGAATAGAAAAGTCAATGGTTTTTTATCGACAAAACTATAGATACAATGGTGTTGATAGAGTAGACAATTCTATAGGATACACCATAAATAACACAGTGTCATGTTGTAAAAATTGTAATAACTCTAAAAGTACACTATCTCAACAAGAATGGTTTAATTGGCTTAAACAAGTTTATACCTATCAGAAAGCTCAAGGAACGTTCAACGACTAGTCGAAAGACGTACACCCAAGTGGGTGGAAATGGGAAGGCTCCTATTAGTTTAGGAGTTTGATATAGTCTGATCTACATAGTAATATGTAGCAGCTCACAAGAGCGGGCTGAGATTAACGACCTCAGTTAAACACAATGATCCTACTACAATCGCCACCAATAGCCATATGGCAAGAACTAACATTAACCAGTATCTTGAAGATACTGGTGACCCCACACTCATTGACTTCAAGCTTCACGACTTCGGTTACAGGGGAGTATCATGTGATGAGCAGGCCGGCATTGGTGGAATGGCTCACCTCACCTCCTTCATGGGTACTGATACTGTTAAAGGTATCATAACCGCGCAACAGTATTACAATGCACAGATGTGTGGATTTTCCATTCCGGCCAGCGAACACTCAACCATGACTTCATGGGGGAAGGATCATGAGCTTGATGCTTTCCGTAACATGCTCGATCAACATCCCACAGGACTAGTTGCATGTGTGAGTGATTCATTTGACATCTATCATGCATGTGAACAGTACTGGGGCACTGATCTTAAAGATCAAATCCTCGGAAGAGACGGCACTCTTGTCGTCCGTCCTGACTCTGGTGACCCCATCGAAGTAACAGAGAAAGTGTTTGAAATTCTCTGGAAACAGTTTGGTGGAACCACCAATGAGAAGGGATACCGTGTTCTTGATCCCCACATCCGCATGATTCAGGGCGACGGCATAGACTTAAATATGCTGGCTATGATTCTTGCCAACTTTAAGGACAAGATGATTTCGGCTGATAACATCGCGTTTGGGTCTGGTGGGGGACTTCTCCAGCAGTTCAATCGTGATACTGGTCGCTTTGCTTTCAAGTGCTGTCACGCTATTATCAATGGCGAAAGCCGCGACATTTTTAAAAGCCCTATTGCGGGTAGTAAGCCTTCGAAGAAGGGTTATCTCACTCTACAGAAGAATGATGGTGGCGCGTTCGAGACCATCAATGATAGGGTATTACACTACTCTGATGAAAACTTACTTGAGCCGGTTTATGAGAATGGCGTCCTTTTAAAGGATCAAACATTCGCTGAAATAAAAGCTCGTATCTTGGTATAAGAATAGAGTAAGTAATCTTTCTTACGCGAAAAGAAGGAGGTGCAATTAACTAATGATTTTTTTCGCAAATATCTGGTACATGTTTCAGGCTTTCAGTATTATTGCAATTCTTTGGGTTGGTGGGTGGCTAATTTACAAATATGCCATTCGTCCAGCCAAGGAAAAGTCTGAAACCCTCAGTGCAGCTGAGGCATACGAAAAGGCAGTTCGAGATCGAGAGGAGGCCGAGGTCGAGCTGGCTGAAGCTGAAAAGCTTGGAAAGAAGGAGACTAAAGACTTCGAAAGAAAGTTGAAAGATCCCCGTAAGTTGGAAGACAAAGCACGTAAATTAAAGTGATACATTCTATTCCCTACTCACTTTAAGGAGTGAAATGCAGCTGAAACATGTTGTCATTGGTTTACTCGTCATTGGTCTTGCCATTATTGGCAGCCTGGCGGGCAAACTCGTTGAACCCCTTGATTCCGAGCAGATGATGATGACGCAGGATCCCATTGATGGTGACTTGCATTTTCATAATACTGCCGGAATGAAAGTGCAGCGCTTGGGGTCTCTGGAGAAGTACGACAAATCTTCTAGGGCATATTTTTCCGCCGACCCGGATCTGGGTGGGCATGAGGATCAGTCCCAGTCGATTCGATTCAATGATAAAGCCTCCGCCATGCTGAGCTACTCGTTCCAGTATTTCCTGCCTCAGGACGAAAGTCACATGAAGATGCTCTTCAGTGACTATCGTACTCCTGACAGGATCTTCCATGAGGTCATCAAGTCTTCAGCACAGAAGGCAGTGTATATCACTGGCCCCTTGATGAGTTCTGTGGAATCAGCAGCTGAAAGACGTCCTGAGCTTCGTAGTTTACTTGAAGATCAGATTCAGAATGGTCCATACAAAACTAAAGCTCGAGAAGTCAAGATGCCTGATCCTATTACGGGTGAAGAGGTTACTCTTACGGTTATGGAAATTATAGAGGATCCTACCGCCCCTGGTGGTTTTGCTCGTCTCGAAGAGTCTACACTGAACAAGTACGGCATACGTATTGAAAACTTGTCCATTGATAAGATTGGATATGCTGATGCTGTAAATGCTCAGATTGAGGCTCAGCGAGAAGCCTTCATGAAAGTTCAGACTGCTAAGGCGGATGCCAAGGCTGCTGAACAGCGCACACTGACTGTTGAACAGGAGGGTCTGGCATCTGCTGCTCAGGCTAAATGGGAACAGGAAGTGATCAAAGCCCGCGAAGTTACCAAGGCCGAACAGGAAAAGGCTGTTGCTGAAACTCAGGCTGCTAAGAAGCTTGAGGTTGCCAAGTTCGACCGAATGGCTGCTGCTGAAGAAAAGCAGGCTAATATCCTTCGCGGTGAGGGTGAAGCAGAGAGAAAGCGCCTAGTCCTAGAAGCTGATGGTGCTCTTGCACAGAAATTAGCTACTTATGCTGAAGTACAGCGTTACTGGGCCGATGCTGCAGCTCGTTACCAAGGTAACTGGGTTCCCAATATTGTCATGGGGGCAGGAGCGTCCACGGACGATCCTAATAACCGTGACATGGCATCTGCTGGCTTTGGAATTCAAGATTTTATCAATATCGTAGGAATGAAAACACTCAATGATGTGAGTGTTGACATGACTATGTCCAAGGGAACTTCTACACAGGCTCCCTAATCCCCAACCATACGCCTCCAAGTAAATGGTTGAAGACTCATCCCCTGCGCACTAGTGTGGGGGATGAGTATTTTACTTTTTAATTTTTTACGGTATAAGATAAATGTTCACCATAACGCTAAAAATTTAGCGTATGGTTTTAGTACCCTTTAACGTAGGAGAAGGAATCATGCGGTGACAAACAACTTTTATGTTAGTTATTAAAAATATGAAACGAACCAGTAGATTAGGTGTATGAGTTAATCTAGTATTTAATTCTACCTAGTGGATCCAGGACCTTATTTTGACTAGGGCCCCTGAACATAGCACCTAAATAACTGAAGCCGAGTTGTCTCGGTATTTTTACAAAGATGGAATTTACAGAAGACGGTCGAGGGCAATCCCGCTCTCGACCATTTTTTTTACCTTAAAAATTGGAATAAGAAAAAAGAAGGAAGTCACACAAAACTTGTTTAGGAGGTTGCATGAAATTAAAGGAATTAGTGGATGCGCGTGATTCAGAGTTTTCACGAACTCTTCAAACGACTTTAAACAAGTACTCAGTACTTTCAAAAGCAGAAGAAGAGCCCATTGCTAAAAAGGCATTTGAAGGCTGTGAAACTTCAAGAGACTTGCTAGTTTTTCACAATCTTCGATTTGCAATTAAGTGGGCCTTAGACTCTCATCAGGGGGCTGGTATAGAGTTTACTGATGCTACATCAGTTTGTATTTTAGGCCTTATTAAGGCATCAAAACGCTTTGATTACCAACAAAACACAAAGTTTATTTCATATGCAGTTTGGTGGATGAGGGCCGGTATAACTCAGGCATCAAGAACATCGGACACAGTACTGCTTCCTGCTAATCGTTACACTCAGAGAATGAAAATACGCACTTCACGTTCTAAACTGTACCCATTGCTTGAGCGTATTCCAACAGTGGATGATATCTCACGCGATACTGGAATCGACGTTGAATCAATTAGACTCATTAATAGTCACCATGTTATTAGTATTAATGGTCCCATACAAGGACCGGATAAGTCGGAAAGAGATGACCCTAGATTCCAGAGCGAAGATTTTGTCTCTTCTTGTCTTCACCCTGACTATAGTGGTTATAACAAACTCGCAGCCCTCAATGCCTTAATTAATACACAAACCAGAGAGCTTATAAAGGAAATAACTCTCAGTAAAGTGGATCAGCGTGAAGCTTTCATCTTAGATCGACGCTTTGGGTTAGGGTGGTTAAATCCAAGGCATAACGAACCACAGTCTTTAGAGAGTGTCGGTAAGGAATTGGGGATTAGTCGTGAGCGCGTTCGCCAGCTTCAAGCCAGGGCTATCTCTAAAATTGAAGGTTCATTGGAACGGCTAGATATTACTTCTATGGCTAGTTAATTTAAGGGGCTTCGGCCTCTTTTACCGTAGATTTTGGTATAAGAATTTTGAGTGGGGACAGCTATGTCAATTGACAGCTTCCTCTAGTGAAAGGTTAAGTTACATGAGTAAAACGGAGTTTTTGGAACATGCACGGACTGCTGCACGTCGCTTAACCGCAGAAAACGCTGAGATCTCTCTCAAGGAGTATGGCACTTCATTAGCTACTGTTGTAGCTTTTGTGGATGAGTGCTGTGTATCGGATTTAAGTAAGGCTAGACCTTTTCTTGGATCCAGGTGCTGTGAACTATTGGAACATAAAGGCTTATTTCCAACTGTACACTAAGTGCTTTACTCCCAGGGATGGACTGGGAGTTTTTTATGTTAAATAATAACAAAAGGAAAATAATTTAAATTATGCGAATGACGGATTTTGTTACTAAAAGAGCCGCTTTTCTTTCTCTTTTAAGAGACACGAATGGAACCGAAAAGAAAGCGCGCAAAACGGGTCAAATGACCAGAAGTGAATTTACCTGCAAGCAAATTGCTAAGAGAAACAAAGTCACCAAAGACAAGTGTACCAAAGGGTATTACAATAGTTTCTGGCAAGACCAGCTTAAAGCTGGTCGCATTGTTATGGATAATGACATCCCTCGTGTGACTACTGAGGGTACTAAATATATTCGTGAAAATAAAGCATCTTAGCTTTATTTTAAGGAAGCTTTTTGCTTCCTTTTATCTTGTATTTTAGTTACAATAATAGTAATACAAAATCTTTTAACTTTTAAACTTAATAGGAGATTAGATGAAAAATTATACAAGAAGAAATTGGGCTATTATTGCTTTAACAGTAATTGCTTTATTTACAGTATTAACTTTTGTTGATGCTCAAGAATGGCGAGGTAATTATCCCACAGCCCTCGTGGCAACAGGATCAAACTTAGAACATCAATGTGTTGTGGATGCAGCGTATTACTATGACTTAATTTTAGTGACTCCCTACTCATATCAGTTCATTAAGGATATACCAGAACTTAGAGAAAAGGCCGTACTTTTTATCTCCTATTTCTCTAAGTCCTCATATGATGGAAATAACTATGGAATTTACCCCAATCCTAAAGATGCGGGCAATGAAGAAATGCGTATTATTTGGGATAGGGAAGCAGGATGGTGGAGTTATGGGTATGCAATAACAGATGAGTGGGTAAGTACTTTTATTCACTCTGTGTCAACCTGGGTCAACGAAAATAAACCTCGCGGTATTATGCTTGACGATCATACTTTGTCACATCGTTGGTGGAACATTGATGAAGATCATTATCAAATGATGCACCCAGAAGACCTTGAAGAAAAAATGATGGCTATTGATATTTGGCTATATGTTGCACTTAAACGCAATAATCCCAATGCCATATTAATGCTTAATGGTCCTAAAGTACACCCTACTTTACCCACTGTAAGGTATTGGGAAGGTTGTGGAAGACCCTATAACGATTGGGCACTTGAGGTTTTAATTGAAAAAGAGCCTGGAGATTGGTTCCAAACCAATGACGGTCCTTCTTATAATTGGTTTTTAGCAGGATGGGCTGGTAGATCTTATGGTGATAACCCAGTAGCGCTCGGTCGTGCGGATGGGATGCCTCTATGGGAAATAGTTGATGGAGAAGAAAAATTTATTCTTCCGCTTCCTAAAGATTATTATGGGTGGGAAGAGAAGTAAAAACCAAATTTTGGTATAAGAAGTATGTAGTTACAATTTATTAATTGCTTCACTTGAAAGGAGGGACTGGAAGCAATTGATGAAAAGTGATTATACTTCTTTACTGTACTCACACCCCATGTTAAAGGAGCGCAATGAGCGAGTTAAGGGAGCGTGCTTCGAATATTACGGGGCGCGCTAAAAGAGAACGAAAACGGGAAGAGGCAGAAAAGCGGCAAGCGCGCTATAAAGCCCTCTCGCTCAGAGAAAAGTTTGCCAGAGCTATCACCGCTGATGGTAATTCTGGTAGAGAGTTAGCTAAGCTAAATCAAAAAGCTCTGAAGCTTTCGGAGGAGGATCAAACCACACTCCGAGAGGGGTTGGTATCTGATCTAGCTGATTTTATGATCACAAAACAGCTTGATACTGTACTAAGATTTTAGTATATTAGATACCAGCCACAAAGAAGGGGTGAGAGATCTACACTCCTTCTTTTACTTTAACAACTGAGGATCAATGGAAACGCACATACGAAAGCCAAAACGGCTTCGTATTCAGGAGGAAAGTGAGCAAACATACAATCCCAATAACTTCGCAAGACGTCGGATTGAACAAAATCGCTATAATTCACTTCCTCTATGGAAAAAGTTTTGGGTGAAATTGACACGTAAAAATTATCCTTATTAATTGGAATAAGAATAATGAGGAGGGATAGATATCAAATTTATCGTCCTTTCTCACGAAGACGCGCAGTGGTAACCTTTTGGAGGAACAATCATGAAAAGGACTTCAGTACTTATAACCATTCTCGTCACAATCATGTTGGCGGGCTGTGGTGGTAATAACTGTACGAATCCGGTCGAACCACCCGAAATAGAATCCGGCGGTATTGACTATGTTGAGCCTTTTACAGCTTATGTCACATATACGTGGTACCTGAACGGGGAATACCACATTGAGTGGGATCGTGAGTGTGGTGGTGAGGGATGGACGATGATTCCCGAGCGACTTCAACCGTGTCCTGACGTAACATTTTACGCCTACCGAGACGGTGACAAGACCTCAATTTGCTCAGATGCACCGCCTTGTGATTCATTAACGCAAGGGCAAATTAATGCAATGTACGCCTGGGCGGTTGGGACAGATTCCACTCCATCAGATTAGAAACAATAACGAATGTGTTACTTAACCCGCACATCGTGCGGGTTATTTTTTTAATTAAAATTTAACAAGAAAGCGAATTAACATGAAACAATTATTTAGGCATTCTACATTTCCGGAACGACAGAATATAACTCTGCCTGAAACTGGATTTCGAGCCAATAAAATTCATGGTGTGACAGAATGTATTGCCTTTGAACCAGGCAGTAATCAAGTATTTTATGGTATTGCAGTATGCAGCTATAAAGACAAGTACAACGGCACTCGTGGAGAGCAGATTGCAGGTGGACGTGTAGATAAACAGGCATTTGAAAGAAGCCTGTTCGCTACTGACAAAGGTAATCGTCACTTTATTATGCTTGATAAGCCTGCGGACCAGTTTAAAAAGAGTGAGCTCTTTGCTGAATTAGATAAAGATTTTACTCCTGAACTTGTTAGGAGAACAAAAACTGAGTAAACATCCGACAGAGCAGGAAATTAAAAAGTGGTGCTCATGTAATATGTGTGGGCATCACTTTATTAAAGCTCCGAAAAAGAGCTCTAACCCCATTTTAAAAGGAAAAAGATTTATTTGTCCAGAATGTAAATGGGAAAACACTCGTATGGTTCCAATAAATTATTAAGGAGATATATGGAATTAGTAATTACAACAGAAAAATTTCCAATAAAACTATGGGCACGTGAGTCAGAAATAGAAGAAAGTGCATTACAACAATTAAAAGATGTGGCTAATATGCCATTTATACATAAGCATATTGCTGTAATGCCTGACGTACATACAGGTCTTGGTGCAACCATTGGGGCTGTTATTCCTACTAATGGAGCAATAATTCCTAGTGCAGTAGGCGTAGATATTGGGTGTGGTATGCACGCTATCAAACTCAATCTTACGTATAAAGCATTTATTCAACACTTAGTAAATAACGTGTTTCCTAACATTGTTTACAATGACGATCTTACTCGCAATCTAATTGAGTCTGCAATTCCGCACGGACGAACAGATTATGGTGGAACAAATGATGTAGGCGCATGGCCAAAACAACGTATTCCTTTATCTGTAAAGGCAGTATACTATGAGAAACTTAATTTCGAAGTTACGAAGCATGAGATTCTTCGCAGACACCCAGGCTTACTTGCAGGATTTGTTAACAGCGTTCGTCATCTTGGCACTCTTGGCACTGGCAATCATTTCATCGAATTAGCTAAAGATGAGAGTGATAGGGTGTGGCTTATTATCCATTCGGGCTCACGTGGAATAGGTAATAGAATAGGTACATACTTTATTAAGCTTGCAAAAAAGATTAATAAGAAATGGCATATCGATCTACCTAATCCTGATCTAGCGTACTTCCCACAAGACACTCAAGAGTTTAAAGACTACTGGGAATGTATGAAGTGGGCACAAAAGTTTGCTCGCCTCAATCGTGAGCTAATGGCACAAAGTGTGCTAAATGAACTTTGGATAGCTTCTAATGAAATAGAAAAAGAGTATGACTGCCACCATAATTTTGCTGAGTGGGATCACCAAGGGAACACTAATTTTATAGTAACACGTAAAGGAGCCACTCGTGCCAAGAAAGACGAGATCGGAATCATCCCTGGTTCAATGGGTGCAAAGTCATATATTGTTACCGGTAAGGGCAACATGGATTCTTTTGCTTCTTGTTCTCACGGCGCAGGTAGAAAAATGTCTCGAAAGGTGGCTAACGCTACCTTCACAGCCGAAGACCTGGAAGAACAGACGCGTGGAGTCTCTTGTAGAAAAGATGGAGACTTATGTGATGAAGCGCCTGGAGCGTACAAGTCAATTGATGAAGTTATATCCTTACAAGAAGATCTAGTTGACATAAAACATACACTTAAACAGTTTGTTTGTGTGAAAGGCTAGTATGGATAACACTGACACAGAAATGAAACGTAAATCAAATAACTTTGCGATTGAACAATTGAACCAACATCCAGTAAAGTTTACTGTTAATTTTTTAGGTAAGTACTCAGGAGCGTATTTAGATTTAAGTGCTGTTAATAAAGAAGCTGCTGTTTGGCAGATAACTTTCTTAGCTCACTTAGTAAATTTCCCTGTACTAGCAATGATGTATGAACAAGATCAATTTACACCGATAATATTTGTTACGCCTTCAGAAACGTTGCGTGAAAAATATAAGAACATACCCACAAAATTTGATGTGTGGATGAATGACAGAATCCAACAGGGTAACCTCCCAATGGTAATAGAATCAATTGAGTTTCTAAATGATGAGATTGATAAAGAGTTTGGAAAGCAACCTCGAATGTTTAAAAAAGCTGAAGTTGAGCGTGATCCCAAATGCGAAAATTAAAAATAATCTCTGGTGGACAAACAGGTATTGACCAAGGTGCGTTAGATGGACTGGTAAGTTTTTCACGAAATCTTATTACTGAAGGATATGATCATTATCTTGATGGTGCAGACCCTTTACAAATATACGGGATGCTGGGTATTGGAGGGACAGCACCTAAAAATTATATGACAGAAACAGGGCCTGCATTTTTCTTGCAGACTGAGTACAAACTAAAGGAGTCTTATAGTTCTTACTATCCCGTACGAACTGAACGTAATGTAATTGATGGAGACGGTACATTAGTATTCCAATTTAAAGAATCAAGGGGTTGTAGACTAACAATTAATTTGTGTAAGAAACACAAAAAACCTTACTTAGTTAGCCCTGAATCAATTGATGAAATCTATAATTGGATAAAAGAAAATAATATAGAAGTTTTAAATGTTGCTGGGCATCGACAAAGCGCTTTTGATAAGCGAGACATGCACTACCATGCCAAAATAAACATTATGAAACTTCTGGGTTATATGTACTTTGGCTCTTCATTTATGAAAAGAAGTGAGTTTCAAGGCGCTAGTTCATTACCTTACAAAAAGGAGCCAGACAATGGCAAAACTACAGCCGATGATGAAGTTGACAAACATTGAAGTGAAGAATAATAGAGTTGTTGGAACTGATAAAGACGGAACCTCTTGGACTCAATTTTTAAGGTTTCCCAAGACTAAGGGTATCAAGTGCACGATATGTCGTGAACCTATGGTGGAAGGAAATACGTACTGGCAGGACTCAGCTCGTAATTGCGTGTGTGATCATCACGTTTCGTTTTAGGAGATTATGACAATCTATATCACGCTATGTGCTTGTGGAAACACACGTACTAGTAAACAGGAACCCAAACACAATGAGCGATGTAAAAAGTGCAAACGTGTTATTGCTGACATCGAACCTTTTGACGGAACTAAAAAAGAGTTCTTTAGTTTAACGGGAGATGAATTAGATGATTAACAAGATTCATGAGTGGCTCCAGAAAAAATGGGGCGATAAAGACTACTATAAAGACCTGGCTTTTTGGGGCGTGTGTGTTGTATGCTTGATAGCTCTTTGTGTAGTGGGTCTTTTTATTGCCTTTGTAGCATGGTCTTTCACCGTTCATTTCATATTTGGATGTGTCGGTATTGTTTTAGGACTATGGCTACTTGCTATAGCACTCTTTAAACTTGCCGAAGAGCTGTAGGAGGTTAAGTGTTTAGACAAATTCATCACTTTATTCAAAAACAAACAGGTGATTACACCTATTACAAAAACCCTCGAAAAATAGGAGAGTGGTTATTTTCATTAGTTCTGTTTGTAGCTATAGTTCTTCTTTTGACCTATGGCTTACAGATTGAAGTAATATAAGGAGTATATGAGTATTAAGTATTTGTCATTCAGTGGAGCTCAGTCATACGAACACTGTCCAGCACAATTCGCACATAGACGAATCTGGAAAACCCCTATAGACAAAGCTCCGCCGAGTGACCCGATAATCCTAGGCAATAATTTTCATTCAACAATTCAGAAAGAAGCTGAACTTCAAACACCAATTAAAACAGCTTCCCAAGAAACACAAGAATGTTACAAAGAATTAGTTGACCTATGGGAAGGCTCACAGAATCAAAAGCGTCTTGATGCCTTAACGCACAAGGTTATGATTCCTGAGTTTGAGTTTAACCTTGTTAATAAACCGTGGCTCTTTTTAAGAGGGTTTATTGACATAGTGGGAATAGATAAAGATGGTATTTTATCTATTATAGAAATCAAGACTGGTGGAAAGCCTTATCCTAAGAAGTACATGACTCAGTTAGATCTTTATGTAGCCGTGTGGAATTACATGGTTGCTAATAAGATGCACAAGCCTGAGATGAATGTCTTGGCGACACGTAAAGTGTTATTAATGGCTACTACCAAAGAACCTCGTAAAATTATTATGAGGGAGTACGAGTTAGAAAAAGAGGATCAGATATCTCAGCTACCTCTGCATAGAATGGAAAGGGTGTATCAGGCAATTATGAAAGCTATTCAAGAAGACAGCTTTCCTGTTAATCCCGGATTTTTATGTAGTTGGTGTGACTATAAAGATGTTTGTAAACCATACGGATCACTCCACAGTTTAACTAAGTAGGTAAATTATGGCAGCTTCATTAGAAGATATTAGACTCTGGCTGAAGTATGCAAAGGATGATCCCAAGATCATACATATGATTGTTGTATGTGATACATATGACTACGATGATTATGCTGTATATGTATATGATCACCAGGATGTGCATGATATTGAGCGTGAATGCCACAATAAATCTATGCAACGAGTAATGGAAGTATACTCAATGTCAAAAGATTTGGAAGAGCAGCTTGCTAAAGAAAGGTCTTTTAATTATGATTGATTGGATTAAATGGCGAATTGAGCAATGGATTTCTGACTTCCGTTTTAGAAACAAGTGTATTGCCAAAGCGGAAGCTGACTATATGTATGTAGGTCCTTACTGGGATTACTCTTACCATCTTAAGGCCACGTATGAGTTTGTTCAGGGATTCTATGATCGAGCTTTTGGAGACCTTCAAGACGAGTTTTACTCTCTTCGTGATACAGAAGATGATAAGAAAATGAAAGAACACCTTGAATTAGTTCTGGGTGTCCTTGACAAATGGGTAAATGGTAAGTATACTTTAGCTGAGGAACAAAAGTCTTGCGAAGAGCTCGTTGAGGCTTATCGCTTACTTAGTAAGTGGATACCTTATATGTGGGATTAAAATGAATAAACAATCAATAAAGAGATTTTTTTCATTATCTGGTGCCTTTTTATTTTTTGCACTTATACTTAGTGGCTGTATTTATGGTTTATTGGATGAATCAGGGGTAAAAGCTAAAATTACCTATGATAAAGTAAATATAGGAAAAGTTTTATCAATAGAGGTAAAACTTAGACATGCAGTCGCTTTTAGTGAATTTACTGAACTTACTTGTGAAAGTGGTTCAGTAGTAATTTGGGGAGCACCGTTTGTTCCAAAGAACAAAGATGTTATTGTTGTTACTAAAAAAACTATTAGAAGTTCTGGAACCACATTTATAGACCAATATGTTACATGGCAAGGTGCCCCTAAAAAAATACCATACACCTGATTAAACCCTTAAGGAGGTGATGCCTATGTTTGTACCTAAGAGAGATATTCTCACATTGATTGGTATACTCGCAACTTTTACAGCTGCAACAATTGTGAGGTTCTAAATGTTTAAAGGCTTTAAAAAGCTGTTTACTAAAAAGGAGACAAAACCACCCTATACTGAGTTTAAGTTGACACAGGAAGGGGATTTTTGTCTTATTGAAGATCTTGTAACGAATGAAAAGATTATTATTGATTATCCTCCAGACATACAACTAAAGGATATTAATTTAGAATTACTTCAGGAGTTATTTAGAAACCACCGAAATAATTAACATGACAACAGACAAGCGTCCTAGTTGGGACGAAACGTTCATGAACGTAGCGCTTGAATTTGCGAAACGTTCTAAAGTAGTAAGTACTCAGGTTGGTGCAGTGATTGTAAAGGACAAGCGTATTATCTCTGTCGGTTATAATGGGAAGGCAGAAGGGAAACCTGACATACGTATTGGCGATTATGAGTTAGATGACTATCATGCAGAGATGAATGCAATAGGATGGAAAGCAAAAGAGGGTGGGGTCGGTCTAGAGGGCTCTACCATTTATGTTACTGTCGCACCTTGTCTTCATTGTGCAAAGATAATTCATAGAGCTGGAATAGCCAAAGTAGTATGTAAAATGAAAGTAGCCATTAACCAAGATGCGTGCCCTGATGGAGTACAGCACTTAAGAGACAATGGCATAACCGTAGTAGAGTATAATGACAACGACAGCACAAGCACAACTTGAAGTAACCCTATTACAAGCTACACCACTATACGTAGCTGCTCGAGCCATAAGGCACAGCAGAGACTCCTTGGACAAACTAGATACTGAACCCAGTTCTAATGTCTTAGGAAAAAAAGATAAAAAGTTAGTAAAGCTAATTTTACAAGAGAAGCATGAGAGTACACTTGAACATCTTTATTATTCTTTTGAGATAAACAACATCTCTCGTGCATGTTTAATGGAACTAACAAGGCATCGGATTGCGAGCTACACTGTTCGCTCAACTCGCTATACTCTTAAAAAACACAAAGACAAAGAGTTAGTAGAATTATACCTTTCAACAGGTAATCCAGAGCTTGATCAAGCAGTTGAGTATAGCATTAAGAAAATGCTTAAGCGCTTAAATAATGGACATGGATTTACCAATGATGAATTGAAATACTTAATTCCTGAGGCTTGGTCAACGAGCCTTGTGATGAGTATTAATGCAAGAAGTTTTCGAAACTTCCTTAGTCTTAGATTGCCTAAATCAGCGTTTGCTGAAATTCGTAAGTTAGCTTATCATATGTATGAGGCTATGCCGCCTGAACATCAGGAGTCGTTGTATACAAATATAGTAGACGCTTCTGGGTATAAGAATTAAGTAATCTCAGGGAGGAGAGAAAATGACCAGATTTAAAGCAATAATGTTGCTTGTAGCCATGGCTCTCTTCGGCACTGCTTCTGTCTCTAACGAGATTGAAGTATACATTTGTCAGCCGGAATTAACTTGGGGACTCGATCTTGATTTTCCTGAGTGTGATCGGCTGTACATTCCTACAGCAGAGTATGACGTTAAGATTACGGCCTACTCTAGCACAACTGGGCAATGTGATGCAGACCCACATATTACAGCATCTTTGACTAAGCCAGATAGAGCAACGATCGCGCTTAGTAGGGACTTTCTCAAGAAATTTGAGAAAGAGTACAAAAAGAAAAACCCTAACCATACAGCACCCTTTGATTGGGGTGATATAGTGTGGATTGATTACGGAAATGGTCGCAGACATGGACCATTTGTCGTAGAGGATACTATGGCAAAGAGAAAGAAAATGTGGGTAGATTTGTGGCACGAGTCCACACGAGAAGCGAAAGAACATGGGTTACGGAAAGGAAAATTACTCTCTTATTACCGTGATCCGAATAAATTAATCCTATCGGACCTCATTTGAGGTCCGGTGGGCAACTTTTCTAATTTTTCCGGTATAAGATTTTTATCGTCCAGTATTCTACCTCGTGTGGAGTGCTGGTGATCGGGTGTATGAGCTCGTTAGGATAAGGATGGTAACATCCCCAAAGATTTGGGATTAGTCCCCCAGGTCGCTTTTTCTAGCCTTCGTGGCCGTGATGATTAAGCCCGATTATAAATTATGTCTTGTCACTTCAGACCACCCTGGGCAACGCTGATGGGTATTATTGGTTGGTAAGTGAGGCTTCTCTACGGAGGAGTTGAGTAGGTGAGGGAGCATTTCCAAAGGCTTAGCGGCTGGAGGGGTGCCGACGAGCCTATAGTGAGGCATCAAGGTAAAGTTCGAGTCGGTTGGTTCCGGCAAGAGCATAAGCCAATCAAGCAGCTAACACGGATGGAGACGTTCGGGGGCTGTGCGATAGATAAGTGAACCAACGCTCATCAAGGGTAGGTGTGCTATTCCTGGGATCGAAAGTTCTGGGAGGCGCAAGGCCCAGTACCTATTCTGACTACTACTTTAATATAAAAGTTCCAATTGAACAGGAAATGTTTATGCGAAAAGACGCTAAAACCTGGTGCCCGGTTGAAGCGCATCTTAGCTCTATAGTCTAGGGCGGGATGTTCATCAAAGTTGACTACGCAGTGAGCCTTCGGGCAACGAGCTGCGGGGGATGGTTCGGCAAGAACCAACCCTGAACCTTAAAAGAGTTTCCTTGATGCGGTCAGCTGCCGCCGATAGGACCCGCTTTTGGGAAAAGAGGCTTCGCCGTAAAAGATTGATTGGCTTAACCAATTGTCATCGAACCACTACGATTCCCAACCCTTCGGGGGAAAGAGCGTGGATAAGGGGCTAAGGGGAGACCCGTACGGCCAGTGCGCATAGCACGGTAATACCAAAGGTGGTTCTAAAAATGCTGTAGTCTCAGGCATTTTTTTACCTTAAAAATGGTATAAGATAAATGTACAACCTTCGATTATAACTTAGGAGGACTCATGCAGTGGTTTTACAATTTACTCTGCGCGATAGGACTCCATTCTTGGAAGAGGCACATTGACCACACTACTGGCAATTTCGATGAGTGGGTGCGAGTGAAAGTGTGTCTCAACTGTGGAGCGGAGTTTGTGCAGGCGACTCGTTCAGGGCCTTGGATCACCTGGGACCAGTATTACCAGCATCTTGGGTTGAAACGGAACTGAGTATGAATGCCGGGGTGACGGAATTGGTAGACGTAGCGGACTTATGTAAATGAGTGCCCTGTAAGAAATTACAGGAGTAGAACTTCTCAAATTCGGGGAAACCTGTAAAATGGCAATCCCGAGCTAAGCTTAGAGTAGACGTAAATAAATAGCTTGACATTTGAGTATTCCGTATGTATAATTAGTACATGGCAAAACAACGAAAATACACAGATGACCAGCTTAGATCAGCAGTTAAGTCAAGCCGATCAATACGTCAAGTTCTTGGTAAACTTGGACTAGCTCAAGCAGGTGGAAACTATACTTCGGTTACAAACCAGATCGCTAGGTTGCAACTTGATTCATCTCACTTTTTGGGCCGTGGGCATCGAAAAGGATCAACAACTCCAGTTGTTCCGAAACGCCCATTGTCTGAAGTGTTAGTAAAGCATTCTTCATATCAATCGTATAAGCTTAAGAAGCGATTGATTAAAGAGGGTTTGCTAAAACAAAAGTGTGATAGTTGTAATTTAGTAACTTGGTTACAAACAGACATACCTTTAGAACTGTACCATAAAAACGGTGTAAAGTCTGACAATCGAATTGAAAATCTCCAACTGTTGTGTCCAAACTGCCACGCTCTTACAAACACGTATAGAGCAAAGAACTCTAAGAAAGTGTAGAGACTTTACGGGAAGGCTCTAAGGCTTGAGCGCTATGAGCAAGAGAAAGTCCAGACCATCAAACAGTTTAAGCTGGTAGCGAAAGCTATAGTGGTACGAAAATCCGCTGGCTGTAAGGTCGTACGGGTTCGACTCCCGTCCTCGGTACCGAAAGAAAGGGCGTAAAAAACGTCCAAAAATCAGGCCCAAAAAATGGGTATAAGAAAAGTGTAATGAGGGCTTATGGTAAGCTCTCGAACTGGAGGTAATGAAATGAGTTTCATCAACAAGGACCGCGCGCTCACTGCTGGTGTCACCACCGTCGCCATCGTTGGCGGCAAGTTCGCCATCGACGAATGCAAGAAGGGCTACCGCAGTCTCAAGGCTCGCGGCGAGGCCAAAGCCAAGGCGAAGGCTGAGGAAGCCGAGAAGGCTGCCAAGGAAGAGCCCGAGAAGAAGGCCGATAGTGACCCTGAGGAGACTTCGGAGAAGAAGTCTTAAACCACCGGGGGAAGAGGAGCTAACGCTCCTCTTCTTAAGTTTAAAATAAGCTTGACTTTTATTTTATATTTAATATATTAAAAGTCTAATCAAGAATGGGGTAGCTCCTTGACCTAATCAAGGAGAACAATAGACAATATGAAGAAAATATTAACAATTCTGGGTTTAGCAACCCTTTTACTAGTAACCAGCGTCGGAGTATCCTCCGCGATCTCACTCCGTATGGAAGATTTCGGTATGGGGTCAGCGCCTGGTTTTGTAGTATTCACAGGTCTTCCTGTCACACAGGGACTTGAAGTAGGCTTTGGTCTGGCTGCTGTGGCAGATACGACTGAATCCCGCGAAGTTAAGTTTGGCCCAAAAGCCGACGTCACCTTTATTAAGGAAAATATTTACGGTCGAGTAGCAACATCTTTGATGAAAGACTGGGAATTTGATCCTTACTTTGGTGTCGGATACCGCTTCTATATCACAGAATGGTTTGGTGCAGAAGCAGAGTATGGCTGGGATTTCCTCAAGGATGAGGATCAGAACGAATACGTAGAGTGGAACGAAGGACGCGTTTCACTAAACATTTTTGCTCACTTTTAGGAGCAGCTAACGGTAGTACAACTTTTTAATTTAATCGATTAAATTAACAGGGAGCTACCCCTCCCTTTTTTTATTGCCCATAACCGTTGTAATATAATGAACTGTATTGATTGTAAAAAGAAAATACAGCATAAATCTAAACGTTGTAGGACATGTTATTTAAAAACAGTAAAAAGCAATAATGGTAAGAGACTGGTTTGTAAAGAATGTGGAAAGAAATACACATATAGTAAGAAAAAAGGCCACACTCTTAGTTATTGTAACACATGTAAAACAAGATTAAGCCGTAAAAAGCTAAAATTAAAAGCAATCAAATATAAAGGTGGGGAGTGTAAATTATGTGGATATCGTAAAAATCCCACAAGTTTATCTTTTCATCATATAGATTCATCTAAAAAAGAAGCTGAAATTTCAAGACTTATAATGTCTGTTAAGTGTTGGAACACAATTAAAAAAGAATTAGACAAATGTGTACTTTTATGTGCGAACTGTCACTTAGAAGTACATGCGGGTGTTACAGAATTGGGCCTCTAGCTTACCTTGGTGCGAGCGGTTGGTTGAAGCCCAACAGGTAGTGGTTCGATTCCACTGGGGCCCACCAAGGAGTATTCGCCTAGTCCGGTCTATGGCGCTGCCCTGTCGAGGCAGAATAACACGGGTTCAAATCCCGTATACTCCGCCTGCCAATAATGGCACTTAGACTTTCAAGGAGAAAGACTATGACATAGGTACGTAACGTATTAAAACCTCCATGACCTTGTTTAAATTTTTAGACTAAAAACTTTAAACTTAAACAAAGGAAATAACATGGAACGTTATGAATACATTCTTGCTAAAAAGCAAGAATTAAAAAAGCTAGCGAAAGAAATCAGGCATTATAAACCTCGTCGTAAACAAGACAAACGTGGCGAAATGTCTCTCTGGCAAATCGAGTGTGAAATAGCTAAACGCAGGTATGAGTTTAGACACCAGCATATTGCGTACTGCCTCTTAAGAGGACGTGAAATGCACGAGATTGAAAACAAAACCAGAGACGATAACAAACCTAATGAGAGGTATATTGATGCCCTACTAGCTGAATACGAAGAGGCTGTACGTCCTAGTGAGGACAGACTTGAAGAAGTCGAGCCCAGCATTACAAGCGGGACATGCCGTAGCACAGTTCATGCTTGAACATCCTGATTGCGAATGGAAAAATAGTTACCTCATCTATTTACGAGTTCGTTCTGAGAATGAACTCAACGAGTGGTTAAACAAATGCGTTGTCGATTCTAAGGTACTCATGTCAGACTTTTATGAGCCTGACTTAGACAATGAGCTAACAGCCATTGCGATATTTGGAATGAATGAAACGACTTTTAATAGTTTAAGATTACTATAAGTCTGGTAGGCTCTATAGCTCAGTCTGGCGAGAGCGGCGGTCTCTAAAACCGTGTCAGTCGTGGGTTCAAATCCCACTGGGGCCTCTTATCACAAAGGAGTAAGTATGTGGGAACACATTAATAGAGAAGATGCCAAAAGGCACGTAAAGCCGGGATGGCATGGACTATTAGACGAAGTGTATGATAAAGTACCTGATGGTATAGAGATACAGGTAATCAAGGAAAAATTTGGTGGCTTAAGAATTTATACGTCACTAATAGATAAAGATAACCAAGACTTCGGACATTTTTTACTAGAGATCGAAAACAGAAGTAAAGAAATATATGAGTTTTGTGGCGAGCCAGCTACGCATTTCAAGATGATTGCATAATAGATTTAAAAGGTTATTATAAAGAAAAAGCAAGAGACCAAGAATTGTCAAGGCGGCAATCTAAGTTGCCTAATAAAATAAGAAAAGAGTAATATGAGAATTTATGCGGCAATACTTTATGGATTTATATGTACAGTCCTAATACCACACGGACACCCAAATTGGCAATCATTTTTAATAAGTTTTATTGGCTTATCTTATCTAATTTATAAAATAGGGGAATATAAATAATATGACCTATATAATGGTAGACGTAGAGAGTGATGGTCAAATACCTGGGATCACTGATTATTCTATGGTATGTTTTGGAGCAGTTCTCGTACGAGACCCGTCACAAACATTCTACGGAACAACTAAACCAATATCAGAAAAGTGGGATCCACAAGCCCTTGCAATAAGCGGGTTCTCTCGTGAAGAGCATGAAGCTTTTGACGATCCTGCTGAAACAATGCTAAAGTTTAAAGAGTGGATTGAAAGTGTAGTAAGAGTGTTTCCTGATGGAAGTAAAGACCGTCCCCATTTTATCGCAGATAATAATGGGTATGATTTTGCTTTTATTAACTGGTACTTTCACCACTTTTTGGGAGAAAATCCTTTTGGACACAGCTCCCGTAACTTGGGTGATTTGTACAAAGGGTGCACGCGAAATATGCGTGGGTCCTTCAAAAAATTAAGAAAAACTAAACACACTCATAATCCTGTTGATGATGCAATGGGTAATGTAGAAGCACTTCAAGCAATGATTGAAAAGTTTGATCTGAAAGGAAAATTCTAATGAACTCGAGTTCTAGTAGTTCTAGTGGAATCGGATTTGGCGGTTTATTAATCATTGTTTTTATTGTCCTCAAACTGACTGGAGTTATCGCCTGGTCGTGGTTGTGGGTTCTTAGTCCACTTTGGATTAGCCTTTTAATTGGTCTTATTATTGCAGCATTGATGCTATGGGGTTTCTCTCAATTAGGAAAATAAACTAACGTGCTGCGGTAGCTCAGTTTGGTTAGAGCGCACGCCTGATAAGCGTGAGGTCGGTAGTTCAAATCTACCTCGCAGTACCATACTAACAACCCATGGAGGTGAACATGAGCATAGATAAAGAATACAAGCAGCTATTAATGGAATCTGGAGGCGATCCGCAAGCTCTTGCTGATCATGCTGAAGATCCTAATGCTCTTGTTGGGTCGCAAAATAAACGTGCGGTCAAAGTTCGTCATATCTTGAATGATATGGTGTGTTATGATCCGGATTATGATACGGAGTGAATATGCCTGATTTAGACAGCATTCCTTGTGAATTTGAAGTTCCTGATGAAATCTTTGGTCCTAAAATACCAAAAGAATTTCAATCAGTTATAGCTGAACTCGATGGTAAAATCGAAAAGTTAATTAAGGAATTCGAAGTAAAACATAAATTCATTATCGACACAGTATTTGTAGATAGATACATTGATAGTCCCTTTGGATTTATTAGCGTATCGTGCTCTGGATTCCCTTCAGAAAGTTAATGCCCCACTAACTCAATTGGATAGAGTTGCGGCCTTCGAAGCCGAAAGTTGCCTGTTCGAGTCGGGCGTGGGGTACCATAAATAAGGAGCTAAATGGAACATAGAATTAAAGAGTTTAAGTTAAGATATCGTGTTGACGGTGATAATGAACCTGGCGGTACTAAAGGAACTCAAACAATAAAGCTTCCTTATAATAGCAGGGTAATGGGAATTGATTACTTCAATGCTACCCGCAACTCAAGGAAAAGTAGAGTACTATTATATGTACTCGTTCCAGGCTCAAATCTTCCAGACGAAGAGCGTGAAATTACGCTTTATTATGATGACGCGCATTTAAATGATAACCCAGGGGAGTATTTAGGAACAATTACTCCAGACCAATGTAAAGACATTGGTCTGCCTATTCATGTCTTTCTGGAAGAGCGAAAAGTAAAAAGTACTTTCGCAGAATAAATTAAAGTGAGAAGTTCCTTACCGCACGAGGATTAAAGGGTAAATTGCGTTGCTCGCTTCTCTTTGCCAGAGTCCCATAGTGGCCGATTGGAGTACCCTTGTAAGGTACCAGGACTTAATTGCCTCGCATCGGTTCGAATCCGATCTCTGGCTCCTTTCATTAAGGAGAGTGAATGAAAGTAACATTAGTACTGACAGCACTGCTGCTATCAATAACCAGCGCTTTTACGCTTGAACCTTTTAGGTTCTATGATCACTTGGCCACAAGCCAAGACACTGTTCGAATACAAAATAAAGTATTTGGAAGTATAGAAAATCCTATAGTTGACGGTAATTATGGGATAATTGTCACTGACACTCCAACTCATATTACAGGATGTACTTTCTATTTAGACGGTGGCCATGGAATTGGGGTATGGGGTGTGTATGATGACGTGTATTATTGTGTTATTAAAAACAACAATTTTGTGGTATTAGATTCTTTAAATCGTTATGTTATTAGAGTTGGACATGATTCGTCTGATGAGCCTTATACAGTTTATAATCCAATTATAACTGGGAATGTCTTAGATTGTATTGAGGCTGACACGTATAAGCATAACCTTTTTGTAGGACATTGTATCAACCCAGTTGTTCAGTGGAACAGAGTAATGGGCTCTTCCCGCTCATTAATGCCTCGTGGCGAAATTGGCAACGCACCAGACTTTGACTCTGGTATCTCCTGGTTCGAACCCAGGCGGGGCATCCTGAATTAGTGGAGCGTGCATTGTATACAACGATGAACATTGCAGCTTATAGACTAGTGGAGTGTACACAAAGCTAGGTGCGGTGAACAGAGTGTAAAAACCTATGTCGCGGATAGGAATAAGCCTCAAACAACTTTGGTTGGTAGTATCCCACTAATTCACTTTTTTACTTGACAAATACTAACTTGATTTCTTATATTTAGTTACACAGCTGGATCTTATGAACGGCAGTAACTATCCACACCTTTCGGGTGGAATATAGGAGATCAATATGACTCGAAGAACACATCGTGTAAGCTTTGATAGCTTACTACCAGATTTATTTAACGAAGCACAGAACAGTGCTTTCTTAGCAACAGAAACATTATTTGATCGTGCAATACGGGACATGTTTCCTGATGCACATAAACAACTTGGATGCTCTCTTGTAACTAAAGGGGCATATCCAAAAACTAACGTTCTTTCTTTAGAAAAAGAATTTAAGATTGAAGCGGCGGTTCCCGGTCTTACTCGAGAAGATATTTCTATCGAGACTAAACAGACCGATATGGGGGTCGTTTTAACTATTTCTGGGGACAAGCAAGATGAAGAAAATCTTGGAGATGTACGCACTAATTTTTATGTGTATCATGAACTCAAGAAATCTAAGTTTGCTCGTTCCTTTTTAATTCATGATAAAGAAAAAGTAGAATTAGATAAAATTGACGCCTCAATTGAAAATGGAATTCTAACTATTAGTATTCCTAAAACTGAGGCAGAGATTAAGAAAAACGAAATTAATAAAATTAACATAAAATAACACGCTGATTTAGATCCAGCTGTGTTTTGGTCTGTTCGTCTAGCCCGGTCTAGGACACCTGACTTTCTCTCAGGCGACACGAGTTCAAATCTCGTACAGACTGCCTTTTGGCCGAGTACGCAAACAATGAGAAGCGGCGGAAGTTGATCGCCCGTGAGTCCAGGTGTAAGCCCTGGCTCGGCCACCAAATTAGAGCGCGGTAGAGTAGTGGTCCAACTCGGAGGTCTCATAAGCCTCTATTCGCGGGTTCGAATCCCGCCTGCGCCACCATTTTTCAAGCACTAGTCTTGTAAACTAGGAACGCTGAAATGTTACATGTGTTGGTAAAGTACGCTCAGACGTACCAGACTAGAACTATTACACCTGGCGAATCCTCACTAGATTCGTTTGCAAAATAGTCAACACCGTAACAACTATGTCATCCCTCCTTTGTGAGGTTGCCCTTGGTTAGCGTGGGGATGTAATTGCATAAATCGCTAATCCAACTTTAAGACAGAAGACAGAAAGTAGAAAATATTAATGTTAGTAAAAATTATAGATAAAAGTAAAGAAGCACTAATTCAGTGCGAACAGGCCGAATGGCAAGGTCTTCAAGACCATAACACCAATTCCGTTATTTTGAATTTAGGCTCTAAACACGAGCCCCTGGTGTTTTCAAAAACCCAGTCTACGGCTGAAATTTATGTGATGAATGATAATGGGAAGACAATTGATACAGTTAGATTCCCTTTGCATACTGGTACATATTCTACGGAGACGACAGAAATCCTTTGTATTATGGACCGATCTTCGTCAATGAGTTCAATTATGCCCGAAGCGGTGAACGCATTTAATGAATTTGTACAGAAACAGAAAGCACTTCCGGGTAAAGCAAATCTTACCCTAGTTGCATTCGACAACCACTATGAAGTAAAGTATGATAGTATAGATTTAAATAGTGTGCCTTTGCTCACTATAAATCAAGTACAACCACGAGGAATGACCGCTCTTAATGATGCGATTGGTAGAACCATTAATAGAGCAAAAGATTCACGCAAGACCATTGTTTTAATACAGACTGATGGGGAAGAAAACTGCAGCCAAGAATTTGATAATGAGCAAGTTAAAGCACTCATTAATGCTAAAAAAGAGTTGGGCTGGGAATTTATCTTCATTGGTGCTGGTATAGATGCGTTTGATGTTGGACATAAAAATTTAGGCATTGATGTGGCAAGTTGTTACAATGTATCACATGACGCTATTGGAATGGCTGATTATACAAATACCATGACTTTTAGAACAATGGCATATCGAGATGGTAGTATTACATCAGCAGACCTTGATATGGGAGATATTGCGTCACTTACAGTGACTGATGAAGTTCCTGAGCAATTTGAATTGAATTTAGACGACATTACTGTTGAAAAAGAATAAAAGTACTGGTACTGTGTCCTTTGAACCGCAGTTAAACAGAGCGCAAGTGGCTTGCGGACATTTATGAGGAAAGCCACACCAGGAATTATTCACGCTGGGCCACTCCTCTCTGAGGGGTGTGTCCTCCATAAGCGCTACTCACTTCAGGCGGGTAGTTTCCCAAAGAGAGCTTTGGGAATTTAAACTCGGGTAAAAAGCCCCATAAAACTTTTTACAGAACGAGGTATCTATGAAATATTTCATATTATTCGTAGATATTTTCTGGTGGTTGAGAGATTGATCACCTTATAGATTGAAAGGTAAAAAAAGGTTTATAGTGCCGTTAGCAACCCAGAAACCTTGCTCGCGCATAGCGAAAGACCCAGGCGGATCTATGCGATAATTTCCGCGCTTGCTGTTAGGCTAATCTATTATTAAGGGGAGTCTAGTACTCCCCTTTTTTATTGCCGGGGAGTAGCTCAATTGGAGGAGCGGAACGTTTGGGACGTTCAGGGTGCAGGTTCGAGCCCTGCCTCTCCGATATATTTTTATTTAGTTCTTGACTTCGAATACTATTATACGTACGTTAAAGTATAAAGTAAAAGGAGTTAAGAATGGCAAAACCAAATGTAAAATGTTTACAATGTGGTAAACATTTTTATAAAAAACCAATAAACATTAAATTATACCCACAACACTTTTGCAGTCGAAATTGTTTTAATAAGTACATTAAAGGTCCAGATTGTTTTTGTTTAAATTGTGGAAAGCAATTACTTAAAAAAGATCAAAAGAAATTTTGCTCAAAATCGTGCTCTGCTACTTATAACAATCAATTACGAGACAAAAGTGTTTATGATAAAGTAATTAGATCTCGTGGGGAAACAAGGCAAACAGAGCACACTAAAAAATTAAAAAAACGAAAGTCTTTAAATAGGTGTAAAAATTGTGGTACACAAATTTGGCCAGAAAGCACATATTGCACGTCATGCAAGGACCATTTAGTTCGAATTCAATACTTAGAACGTACCCTTAAAGAAGTTACTAACAAAGATACAGTAAAGTATTGGCAACAAGTTAGAACTAATGCCCGTAGTATGATGAAACACGAATACAAAAAAGAACCGAAATGTGCAGTATGTGGGTATAAAACATATGTGGAAGTATGCCATATTAAACCAATAAAAGAATTTGAAAAAACCGCAAAAATTAAAGAGATAAACAGTAAAGATAACCTTGTGTATCTTTGCCCAAATCACCATAAAGAACTAGATTTGGGATTAATAAAACTGTGAAAGTAAAACGAAACTAAGAGGAAATATGAGTGATACAAAAGCAATACACGTATTATCAGGAGGCTTTGATCCTCTACATGTAGGCCATCTACGTATGATAAAAGCTGCACATGCCTTGCAAGACCATTGCCGGTATGGTAGCCAGCTAATTATTGGATTGAATTCTGATGATTGGCTAAGACGTAAAAAAGGTGCTAATTTTATAAACTTTGCACACCGTGCAGAATTAATCGGTGGTTATAAAGAAGTTGATGAAGTTGTTTCGTTTGATGATTCAGACGGCACAGCTAAAGAGTTATTACGTATACTTCGAGCAAGATTTCCCGCAGATGAGTATAATATAATTTTTTGTAATGGTGGAGATCGAGTAGAAGGACATGTTCCTGAAGGAGAGTTAGCCGAAGAGTTAGATATTGAGTTTCTGTACGGGATAGGTGGTGGAAAGATAGAAAGCTCTTCAGAACTGGTGACTAAATATTTTGCCGAAATCAATAAAAATAGCGCCTGAGGATGTTAAAGAGCTCGTTGAGCTTTTAACTAACTCAGTAAAAATAACAGACGAAACTAAATCAAATACAGTAACACTTATTAAAGACTTGTATGAACAAGTAATTATATTACGCCTAGAACTAGAATTACAAAGAAAACATCAGCAACTTAGTGACTTTGAACATATTTTATACAAAAAAATGTACCTTATTAAATATGACACGATGGATTTACTAACAATTAATACAGCCTTAGAAGGTGTAGAAAAAGCTATACAATGGGCAAAGAACGACGCGAGAGACTTAAAGAAGCCAATACCTGAAAACATAAACCCGGAGGATTATATTGACTACTTCAACGACTAGACTTAATTTCGATCTAGCAGAAATGGAAATGCTAGATCGCCTCCACAAACTTTCACGAGATAATAAAGATATGCTTCAGTCTGTAGGAGAAGGAGTGTGTTTTTATTGTGGGAAAACTTGTAAATACGAAGACGTTAAGGAATGGGTAGGCAAACATAGTCAAACGGGAATGTGCCCTCATTGTGGCATTGACTCAATTATGCCTGTGTATGCGCCTTACATCAAGTCTGAAAAGATTGTCGGAATGATGATGGTTCGTTGGTTCACGACTGTTAATGAAGATGATACGTTAACTGTTGAACCTGATGCCCTCATCCCAGAACGCTGGAAACAATGGTATAAGAACTATACCGTCGAAGATTAATTAAAATTTATTAACATAAACATCTAAGGAGGTGCAGTCATGACTATTACAAAACTATAGATACCTATAGGAGGTAAATCATGGCTGACCAACAGCAGAAAAAGATCCCTAAGGGCGGTAAGTGCTTACGTCGTTGTGGCAAAGGACATTACAAGGAGTATCGTAATGAGAACCGCAAGCTCAACAACAAAGCTCGTCGCCTTGCTCGTCGCATCCGTAACTACAAGAACCCTATCGGGTTCCTCAACGGAGTGAATGACGATCTGCGTGTTAAAGTTATCAAAATCCTCGGCTTATAGCCTAGGTGAAGCGGGTGTCCTCTAATGGCCAGGAGACTAGCCTTCCAAGCTAGCGCAGAAATGCATTGAGAGTTCGAATCTCTTCACCCGCTCCTACACAAAAGGAGAAAGAATGTTATCAGGACAAGGAAACGAGTTAATAGATACCCAAGAACCGCTTTATAAAATTTACGATGAAGATACTGGGTTATTCTCTTCAGGTGGAAATTCTGGGTGGAGTAGAGCAGGGAAAGTATGGACTGCCAGAACTTTAAAGCTACATTTAGCGAACGGGCGCTCAAACTATCCTGATTCTGCACGTATTATAGAACTTACGTTAAACGCAGCAGCGGTGCTGCCAGTTACACGTGAAGCACTAGACAGACATACTCTGTATGCTAGATTTGATTGAACCCATAGCCAAGTGATTAAGGCAGTGGATTGCAACCCCACTATGCGCTGGTTTAAATCCAGCTGGGTTCTCCTTAACTTATAAGGAGCTTAAATGAATTGGATAAAAATTTTAGGTTGGGTTAGAGTTATTATGTATGATATAATTTATGCCAGTTTATATTTTATGTTCTTACACTGGTTTTTTACACGAATTGTGTGGCCTTCGTTAGCCCCGTAAATATGGCGAATGCGTCTGCAGCGTGGAAAAGCGGGTTCGATTCCCGTCATTCGCCCTGAGGCCGTAGCTCAAATGGTTAGAGCCCTGGATTGTGGATCCAGAGGTTGTGGATTCGAATTCCACCGGTCTCCCCAAGGGCCTGTAGCTCCAACGGTAGAGCTCCTGCTTTGCAAGCAGGATGTTACCAGTTCGAATCTGGTCAGGTCCACCGAATTAAACAAAGAGGTAAAGAAGATGTATAATAAATTCATAAGAAGTATCTTATGCTTTTTACGTATTCATGGTCCTCGATCACCGCTGTATAAAACAGACAGAGGCGTGTATAATCAGTGCCGCTGGTGTGATAAACCAATACTGGTATATAAATTTGATCAACCAAAAAAATATTTGTGACAAAAATTGATGTAGGTACAAAGTTAGAATTTAAACGTAATTTGTGGGACTCCCCACGAGTTGCTAATCGAATTGATACTGATGGAACAGAGTTTGTAGTAACAAACTTAGAATACGTTGAAGGCAACATTAATGGCATGTGGTTATTATCTAAAAAATCTGGAAAAGGCATTAGATTTACCATGCATGAAGTTTATAGCTTATTCAAAATAAAGAGGTAAAAATGGAAAGAGCGTTGGCGAGCATTCAAAGAATTGATGCTCTCGATCCTATTGAAGGTGCCGACCGAATTGAAGTAGCCACCATCTTAGGGTGGAAAGTAATTGTTAAAAAAGGTGAGTTTCAAGTCGGTGATAAATGTATCTATTGTGAAATAGATAGTGTATTACCTGCAGATAACCCTGAATTTGAGTTTATGCAAGCTCGAAGTAAAGGCCGTGTAAAGACCATGCGTATGCGTGGTGTGCTGTCTCAGGGGATTGCATTCCCTATGAAAGTATTACACGATCAACTAGTGGGCGAATTACAATGGATTATGCCCGCTGATGTTAATCAGATTGATCAAGATGTCACTGACCTTTTAGGCATCACAAAATACGAACCGCCTGCTGACTTCAAACAAGGTGCAAGCAAAGGTACATTCCCTGGGTTTATTCCCAAAACAGACGAACTCCGACTTCAGTCTAAGCCCGAACTACTAGAAGAACTTGCAGGTGAGCGTTACGTTATTACTATAAAAGTAGATGGAACATCTGCCACTTTCTTTTGGCATGATGGTGAGTTTGGCGTGTGTTCACGTAATATGGAAAAGAAGCTTGATGGAAACAGTGTTTATTCACGAATTGCTAAAGAATACAAACTCCAAGAAATTCTTGAGGACATTGAACGCGAAACGGGCATTGAATTAGCACTCCAAGGCGAAATTGCTGGACCTGGAATTCAGAAGAATCCTTTGGGTCTTAAAGAGCTCCAATTATTCTTATTCACTGGTTTTAACATCCGAGAAGGTAAATACTTAGATCATTTAGAGTTCAGTGAATTATGCACTCGTTGGGAACTGCCAATGGTATATGTAGCAGAGTATGGAGCTGAATTTAAACACACACTTGAGTCTCTTCTAGAGCTTGCTAAAGGTAAGTACCTAGGAACAGATAATAACCGTGAAGGTATCGTTATCCGCCCGTTCCGTGAAATGGTTAGTAAACGTTTACATGGTAGACTTTCTTTTAAAGTAATAAATAATGATTTTCTTGAAAAAGGAGAAGAGTAGTACATGGCTGTTAAAAAAGTAGTAGCTAAGAAAAAAGTAGATAAAAAGAAGATTGTAAAAGAAAAGCACAAGCTTGAGTTGTCTCCGACTGATGCAGAGGTTACTGTTTTAAAAACTATGTCCTTACGAGAAGCTAGAGCAGCTTTTCCGGACATAGCGGAACTACTTACTGCCGAGAACATGGAAGCCGTATTCCCACAGCGCGGGTATTACAATCAGTATCCTTCCTTAGAATCAGTTACACAACAGTTTGAAGGACAAATTCAAAATGCGGTGGCTACCTTAAGAAGACTTGAAGAGGAAGCCGCCCTAGCACTGAGGTTATCTGTAGTTTTACATCCTCAGACTAAGTGGGATCGTTACAACCGTCATATTAAACTTCGAGTGGTCCCTTCTCCTGAGCAGCAAGCTCGTCTAGAAACGAAGCGTGCTCAGAAGGCAGCGGAGCGTGAAGCCAAGCGTAGACGTGAAGCAGTTGCCAAAGCTAAAACTAACAAAAGGCGACTGGAAAAAATCCGTAAAGAACAGGCAGAGCTTGAGGCTGATCTGGCTTTAGCAGACGAACTACAGAGGGTGGAGGATGAAGGTGGCGGAAACGTATAACGAAAAACTTTTGGCAAGTAAACAGGATACTTTAGGGCATGTAATGTTGCTCACTAATTTTATTGAGATCTTTTGCAATAAAATGAGAGAACGAGCATCAGTACATGATCAGAGTAAACTTGAAACCCCTGAAGTGGAGTCGTTTGCGAATGCCGATAAACTCAATACTATTGAGTTTGGGTCTGATGCTTATAAAGAAGCCCTAGCAGAGTTAGGACCAGCATTAGAACACCACTATGAGAACAACGACCATCATCCTGAACATCATCCAAATGGTGTTGAGGATATGGACCTCATGCAGATAGTTGAAATGCTGTTAGATTGGTATGCGTCAACTCATAGAATGAAAGACGGTGATATAATGAAGAGTATAGAGATTAACTCTGAACGCTTTAATATGTCACCACAGTTACGGAGTATTCTTGAGAATACTATCAAAAGGTTATAATGTGGGTTTTAATCGGACATTATAACGCACATTATCCTGAAGAAGATTATGATGAGAATGTAGCTCTTTTTTATTCCCGTGAAGATGCGGAACAATATGAAAAAGATTCAAGGATGAGAGCTTTTAAACGAATTCGTTTAAGAGGAGACAAGCCTAACTACAGGAAAATATCATTACTTCGTGGGTACGATAGCGCTTCAGTAGAAGAATATGAAGTGGAAGATTTACCCATTGACCCAATTCCTATCACCGAGTTTTCACAAAGTGTTGCTAAGTTCGTACGTAGAAACCATGTACAAACAGATGAACATTGGTCTCACCAAGAAATTATTAAAAACGAAATAAAGGAAGATTAACGTAACTGGTAACGTAGCGTCTTGCTAAGTCGCCGCCCGAAAGGGCTTCCTAGTTCGAGTCCAGGATCTTCCGCCACTAACTAAAGGGGAAAATGTCAGCGAAGCGTAAAGCTATTAAGCAAGTACTTAATATTAAAGAAGAAGTAGTTGAAGCAGATGATCCGCGTATTCATGTTTGTAGATTCTGCAAACGCCCTGGCATCCTTTTAACAGGGTATAATGGGTATGGATTTTATACTCTTGCTAAGCATGGAAAAAAGTATAAAACTACGAAAACTGTTAATCATCATGCTTCAAAAGCAGAGTGGGCTTTAAAATGTAAAGAAGCTCAATATGCAGAAATGAAGAAAAATAAAGAAAAAAGAATTAAAAAGCTAGAGTTGGAGCGTGAAAAGAAGAAGAAAGAAGCTGAAAAAGCTGCGAAAGCTAAGGCTAAAGAGAAGAAGACTCCTAAAAAGGAGGACAAGAAAGAGCCTAAGAAGGCTAAGAAAAAAGTTGTAAAAAAAGCCAAAAAAGGCTTGATTAATTTATGAGTACGAGTACATTAAAGTTACACTCATAAACTTAACCATTCAATTTATGAACTATTTAGTTTCCCTAAGAGTTGACGAAGATCAACTCAAAAAGAATGATCTAGAATTACAGAGTAACCTAGAATTAGAAGTATTTTATGTAATTGTAAGAGACATTCAATGTACAGCAGATGTATTTGAGTACCTGTATGAATGGCTAGATGATGAAGATTGCTTATTAACTAATATTCCTGAGTTACCTTTCTCTATTGGAATGGCTATTATTCCAACTGAAGAAGAAGTCGAAAATTTAATTAATACACTAGAGCCCATTATTGCAATATTAAATGAGCCTGAGAGCGATACTCCACAGCTAGATAGCATCGTAAGATTAGTGCAGTAACCAAGATCTTACGCTCGGATGGCGGAATTGGTAGACGCGCCGGCCTTAGAAGCCGGTGTCTGTAATGGGCGTGTGGGTTCGACTCCCACTCCGAGCACCAGAGAAAGCTTAACCATTCAGTAATTATGATTCAGTGGATTAAAAACATATTTTCAAAATCTTCGAATGAGGCCGATTTGGACTCATTAACTCAAGAAGAACTTGAAGAATTATTAATACCAGCTATATTTGCTGCAATTAAAGATGGCACTTTTACTTCAAAACACCTTGATAATAAATGGGTTAGAAAGTATTTTGCCATACAACGTTTGAATAAATAAACCACATACACTATGAATATAAAAAGTGATGTGTTATTTGGTCTCCAATACGGGGATGAAGGAAAAGGTAAATGTGCTAAATATTTACAAGAAAACCCCACTTGGGGGCCAAACTATACACATATCGTTAGATTTAATGGCGGCCCTAACGCCGGTCATACCTTCTATCATGAAGGTGAAAAACTTGTAACACATCAACTTCCCTTCCCATATAAACCGCATACTATTGCGATGATTGGATCTGGGTGTGTTGTACATCCAGATACTTTTTTGGAAGAAGTTGAACTGTTTTCAAAAACATTAAATACTGATGTTGCAAAGAGAATTAAAGTGGCATATAATGCTCACATAATTACTGAAAAACATCGGGAAATTGATGAAAAAGATACTATTATAGGAACTACAAAGCGGGGTATTGGTCCCTGCTATTCTGATAAGGCTTTGCGGAAAAAATACTTACGCGCAGAAACACACCCAGTCTTTAAAGAATTTTTGTGTGACCCCATTACTGAGTTAAATCAAGATGGAAATCAAATTCTTTTTGAGGGTGCGCAAGGGTTTTATTTAGATGTAGATCATGGAGATTACCCTTATGTAACATCAAGCTCTGTACTTCCTAGTAATGCATTCTCTACAGGTTTATCGCCTAAAACGTTAGGCCATGTTTGGGGAATAGCAAAAGTTTATGAGACATATGTAGGAACTAAAAACTTTACAGACGACTGTGAGCCAGAGGATCTAGAGATTTTTGATAAACTTGCTGACGCTGGTAATGAGTTTGGTGCCACTACAGGTCGTAGACGTAAAGTAAACTATTTAAATTTAGATCGTTTAATTAAAGCTTGTATGGTATCTGGAGTTGATTCTCTAATCTTTAATAAAGCAGATGTTTTACTTGAAGTTAATAAATATAAACTTTATTATAAAGATGAGCTTAAGGTTTTTGATTCTTTGAATCACTTTAAGTTATTTGTGAGCGAGATCTTACGATCACAGCTAGACTTACCTACTATTATATTTTCAGGGAATAAGGTGACTGTATGAAAGATCCTACAAAACCTGAACCATCTAGCTTTGAATTAAGCTTCGATGCAAATACAGGATCTGTTACATATAATACGGAATATACACTTAATGATGGAACAACCATTAAGGATGTCTTTGGAGATCCGCTTATAGGTGTTGACCCTGCAACGGGGTCTACTGCTGGAGTGGTTCATGATCCAAACATATTGGTATCAGGAGGATACTATCCTTTCGTTGGAAGCGGTCCTATAATGGATCCTATGTACGAACCTCCAGTCACTAAAGATGATCTAAATGAGCTCTCTAAAGCTATTATCATGTTGATGGATGAAGTCCGTGAACTAAAGAAAGAAGTTCAAGGCCGAAAAGAGTAAGTTATGATGGATTATGGAAACAAAGAGAGTTTTAAAGACACCATGAGAGATACTGTTGATGACGTAGAATTCCTTCGAGCGGAGTTAAATAGACAAATCCACGAAAATAAGTGGGTGCATGAGGATCTTCAAGACAGTTTAATCGAACTTGAAACTATAGTAACAAAAAGTAATACAGAAAAGAATGATGTGATTTGTAAAGCATTAGTACTTTTGTTGTCTGAGATCACTAGTATTAAAGAGATGTTAAATACTGCTTTAGAGCAGAACTTAAAGTAATTTGTTGACCAATTAGATATACACCCTCAGGTGAATTCTAAAGTCCCTTCAAATTTATAGACACATATTTTAACCGTAAGGTTATAGGTTTATGTTTCGTAAACCACGATGGCTTAAAGTTCTTCATACTGAAAGCTAAATAATTAATTACTTTATTATTATTCTCATGTTAGAAGCACTAAGACTAACATTCTAATAATAAGAAATAATTAATTATTCACCGAAATCTGACAATTTCGGAATGTATAATGAGAGAGGGAACTATGGCATTTAATGAAATGTGGGAACAGTTTGGAGTATTCAAATTATGTTTTGGATGTGTTCATGACTGCAAAGCCCACGGAAGTACTTTGAGTATTTGGTGCCCAAAGTATGAGAAAGACCAGAATTTATTAGGGCAGGATTTAACTGTCTATGGAAATAAACCTGGCAACAGAAACCGACAATTACGTCGTATTATTACATATTTAAAGGAGTTAGAATTAGAATAATGGTTGTAACAGACACAAAGGTAACAGGTAATGTTCATTGGTTTAGCCCGAAGTTAGGGTATGGATTTATAGAATATGATGATGAAGGTAGTATGGTGTCCATTTTTGTGCATTATTCTGAAGTTCAAATGGAAGGATATAAAAAGCTCAAGAGAGGCCAAGAAGTATCCTTTACTATTAAAGACACTGACAAAGGCATGCAGGCTTTTGGAGTGGAACCCACAGCTTAACCAACGGAAAACATGGATAAAGATTTGCGTTTAAAAGAAGTTGATTTTGGAATTGATTCTAGTAGACGCGTTATTTATCTGAATGATGAAATAACTCTTAGTACTCCTACGTTTTTGATGGATAGGATAAATTTAATTGTTGATTTATCAGAAGATGATAAAAGCCCAATTTCAGTATTCCTTTCATCAAATGGCGGGGATATTTATGGAATGTTTGGAACTATGGATGTCATTAAAAGCGTAGATATTCCAATTAATGTCTACGCTTTTGGGACAGCTACTTCAGCAGCAGGAATGATACTAATTTCTACGACTGGGTTACGTGTGCTAACTCCTCAGAGTTATGTTATGCTACATACCGTGCAAGTAGAATTTTCAGGGTCCGCTCCTGCAATTTCTAATGAAGCAGGACATACAGATGATATACATCATCGTTTTGTTACAATTTGTACTGAATGTTCAAATAAAGATGAAGAGTTTTGGGACGCTACACTGCGCACTGAATCATATTTTAATGCAGAAGAATGTTTAGAGTTAGGCTTAATAGATAAGATTCATAATGGCAAACAAACTTAAAAAAGTAAAGAAAGTAAAAGCCGTAGCCAAGACTAAACGCATACGAAGGACTAAAGCAGAAATTAATGCTGGAGTCACTTTGGAAAGTAAAAAGGCGCCTAAAAAGAAACCTGCCACTAATCAGAAAAAAGTGGTAAAAGAAGCAACTACGAAAAAAGCTACTAAGAAAACAAAAGATGACAACGATGTAGTTGAAGGAAAATTTAGAAAACTTACAGTATTGAAAGATAAACCGATTAAATTACGTGTATTAAATAAAGTAATTAATGAGGGTTGGGAATTTTGCTTTACGCAAGATTGTCTTGGTGGTTTTGAAATAATCTTTCAGAAATCAAAAGAATAACGTGGAAGAAAATACACAAAATACTGATCAGATGAAGGCTCTAGAGGAAGTAAAACAGAAGATACTTAAACATCCTGGAGTCCAACAAGCTAGAGAACAGTATATTATTAAAGTGACTACTCGTCTTGAGGAAGTTCTAAAACTTCATTTTGATGAGCAAGAGAATAGAGAAAAATTTAATAAAATTACCAAAGAAATACGTGCTTATATAGAAGAGTTACACACGTAATTTGGTATAAGAAGTATGAAGGCTTTTGTCGAAATCGCCTATAAAAATCGACATGGAGCAGGGAGTCTCAACAGACTCTGCATCGGGGGGACGAAAGTCTCCCCTTTATTCACACGTAGCTAAGTTGGTATAGCAGCGGCCTGTTAAGCCGCCGGAGAAATCCATCGGAGGTTCGAGTCCTTCCGTGTGAGCCTAAAACAATAAGGAGAACAATGGGACACCAATTAGGTATATTTATAATCAGCATAATTGCTGGCATGGCCTTAGCATTCGCTATGGGTATTGCTGTGTGGTTTTTCTTGGAATGGATACCTAACAAGTACAAAGCTTTGAGAGGTAAAACATGGGCTGGTTCATAGGTCACCTTATAGGCGATTTTTTGTTGCAAAACGATGCAATGGCCTTTAATAAGAAACATAGTAGTTTTATATGTGTTTGTCACTGTATTGTTTACACAGCAGCAGTAATGCTATTTTCAGGTTGGTGGAAACTTCCATCAGCTTGGATAGTAATGATTGCAATTTTTGTTTCTCATTTCGCACTTGATCGTACAAAGTGGTTATACAAAGCCATGAAACGACACCGGCCCAGATTCTTAAAGGATCCATACTGGCCGTGGTCATACATAGTGTACGATCAAATCATCCACATCGTTACTCTTTGGATTATAGCGAGGATAATAAATGCGGGTATTTTGTCTTGATGACAAGCGCAAGTGCCCAAAAGACTGGGTGCACGCACAAAGCTTTAATGCGGCCAAAGATTTAATTCTCATAGAGAATGCTTTTGATGTTTGGTGGCTTGATCACGACCTAGGTGGTAAGAAAAGTGGTCTTGATTTTTTGAAGTGGGTTCATGAGATCGAACTTGATCGCCTCCCCAAAGAAATCAAGGTTCATAGCAGCAACCCAGTAGGGCACAGTACATGGTATACTTCTGTCAAGAAGTATTAAAGGTACCTGTAACACGAGCTATTTTCCCTTTGGAGGAATAACTATGCCGATGGATTTTCCAGACATGGAAAGCTTAAAAAAGTGGGCGAAACAACGCGAGTTTCGTCAGCCTTTTCTTGACGAATCTGAGCTACAATATCGGTCCGCTTTTGCTCTTTTCATGAACGACAAAGACCCAGTTGAAGCAATGGAAATAGCTAGTGGCAAGGGCTGGGATCGTTGGAAAGAGGGCACATTCGGTGGCTAAATCGTTGGGTCCTTAGCTCAGTTGGTTTTAGAGCAGTGCGCTCATAACGCTCAGGTCGTTGGTTCAAATCCAACAGGGCCCACCTACACAAACAAGGAGAAAAGATGAAGTTAATGTCTCTTCAGAACACTTTTAAGGTTATCATTGGGATGAATACGATCAATGAAAACCTTTCTTTTCAAGACGCGTTTAAGTTATTCTGGGAAGAAGTTTGTAAAACGTTGGACAATGGGACCTCTTGGCAGGCATTAGAAACTAGTAACTTTCTGGTGTATGTTAATAGAGTGGGTACTGAGCTTCCTTTAGACTTTTATACTGCTAGGGATTTGGGATATATTACTGGTGTGTTAGTTGAAGTTCCTGAATCAAAACCAGTGTTTCATGAAAAAGAGCTTTCTCAAGATGACGAAACAGCCATTTTTGCTGCTCTTGGTGATTCCGCGATGGAAGGTTTAAATTATTTAGCGGATTTACAAGAGCGCATTCGGAAATACAGAGAAGAAAATCCCGTTGAGGAGGAAGAAACAGTATGAAATATTGATTAGCCCAAGTAGGGATTACTGTACTAGTTGCGTTTTTGTGTACACTAGCAGTAGCAACACTCACAGGTTGCGCTACCCCTACATCTGAGCAGTACATGGAGTTTTTGGAAGAAAAGTTTCCAGACGCTAGAATTAAAGCTGTTTCTAAACTTTCTTACTTGGTTTTAAGTAAGGAAGGAATTCAAGGAGTTACTTTTAAAGCGGAGCAAGCGTCTGCAAAAATGGAAAATTGGAAGTGGAAAAGTATTAAGACCATTATGAGTTTTGATGAGCTCGATAGTTTTTATGAGTTAGCTTACGAGTCATCTGGAAATGAATGGTCTGTAACTGATCTCGCTGCTTCCACTCGACTTGAAGACTCAGAGAGAATGCCAGCAATTCACTTCCTGCGTGAAGTGGAAATTAATTTGTATACTATGAGTGAAACTGAGTTTCGCCAATTTATTCTTAATTCGCTGCCGTATGTGAATTACGTACGACCAGTGAAAGAGAGTGATAGAGCCTACTAAGTAGGCTCAGTTGGGTCCTTAGTTTATCTGGCTAAAACACGTGACTTTTAATCACATATGCCCAGTTCAAGTCTGGGAGGACCCACCTAAGAAGAGCAATTGTGCTCTTCTTTAGCTTACGCGCTCGTAGCTCAATTGTTTAGAGCAGCATTCTTATCAATTGCTGGTTCTAGGTTAAAGTCCTAGCGAGCGTACCACTATTTAGTAAATATGAGCAAAAAATCAAATAAACGAACACAGAAAAAACGAGCTGAGCAATTAGGAATGCCCTATGGCACAGCTTCTGGTAGATTAAAAAAGAAGGTTTTATTTAATCTAGTTCAAAAACTTGGTGAAAACATATGTTTTCAATGTAAAAAAGAAATTAAAACAGCAGAAGAACTTTCAATTGAGCATAAAAAGCCTTGGTACAATAATGATGTGAATTTATTTTGGGACATGGATAATATTGCATTTTCACACCTTAAATGTAACTCTGGAGCAAGAGTTGTTCCGAAAAAGTGCCCAAACAACCAAGGCTCAAAAAACGGACACGCTAAACTAAAAGAAGCGGATGTTCTAGAAATTAGAAAAAGTAAAAAATCGGTAAAGGAATTAGCAAAAGAATATAATGTTTCTTTATCTTGTATTAAACAAGCTCGATCAAACAAATCAAGAAAGTGGAGACAGCTTAAAGAATAAACGCGCCCTTAGTTCAGATGGATTAGAACAACGGGCTTCTATCCCGTAGGTCGCAGGTTCGAGTCCTGCAGGGCGTGCCTTACACAAGGAAGAGTATTTAAAGCGTATGGCCTCGATAGCAGAAATACAATAGTAGTAATGCGCGGTTAGCTCAGCGGGAGAGCTCTGTCTTTACACGGCAGCTGTCACTGGTTCAAATCCAGTACCGCGTACCTTTTGGGCGTGAGATAAGTTTCGACGGGAGTGGAGACCGCATGCGGAACACTTTCGGACTCGGGGGCGGCACCCGACACGTCCACCTAAAAAATGGGTATAAGAATTATGTGGAGGAACTAGCTAGTATCTTCACACAAACGCACGCAGAGCGTCCGTTCCTTCATAGTTGCTTCAACAGACGAAGAGAAGGTTCGGTAATAGGACCGTGGTATGAAATCTGTACTAGGTTTCCACATATCCCCTTAACTGCCTAGATAAGGGACTCCGGCCGGTGGGTAATACTGGTCACTAAAAAAGAGAGTATTGTGAAGCGTAGCTCTCGGAGTGCTTGTGACTCTGATATTGCTTCCAGGCGTTCCGCGATCGCCTGATATGCCGCAGCGCCCTACGTACGTGGGGCGGTTTTTTTCCATGGCAAAGGACCACGAGATAATACAGAAATGGTGAAGGTTGCTGGTCTTACCCTCCCATGCCAAAGAAAAAAAGCGCCCGTGGTGGAGCGCTTTTTTTAGCTTAAAATTTAAGTTTATTTATATGCCGTATTTATCTTTTGGGGATTTAAATACATAAACAGGAGTTTCACTAGCTCTATCAAGTTTATAAGGAGCTGTAGTATCGTCGTCATCATAATACACTTCTTCAGCCTTTTCAGGCTCAGTTTCTACCGGAATACCTTCTTGTTCTTCTGTAATATCCTCAATTAGAATTCCGTCATCATAATACTCAAGAGGTATAATGTAGCCAGACATTCCTTCTAATAAATCCCATAAATCTATTACAGGTCCTTGTTCTTTTATTTCATTGCTAGATACAAGATAACACTCTTCATTATCTTCTATAGGATCAATAATACCATCCATATAATCAGTATTATACTTTTTATCATTCCAAACTACATGATGTGTATCGTTTTTTATAAACCAAGGCATTTATTATTTATCTCCGAATTCATCTCCATAAATATAAGCAGGGATTGGGTCTTTTCCTGCAATATCTCCGTATGCAGCTTTGGAAGCACCTTCTTGTATTGCTGCTTTAATTCTATTCGTATAGAAACGTGTTAACCAATCTTCACTATCAACATTTAACGTTTCGATTGATTTAAAATACGGTTTATATTTAATTGTGTCAAGACTTTCTTTTGTTCTTTCCTTATTTATTTTATCTAAATAAGAAATAGTTGACTTATCACCGCGCAAGAATCCGCTATTACTGGGAGCTTCCATAACTTCAGCATTATCTGAAATCCCTCGAATAACAGTTTCTAAGCCCTTTTTATAGAAGTCATCTTCATAGATAGTATTAATCTGATCAACAATATACTGTTGTGCAGCTAAGTGTCCTTTATATTCGGCTAATTCTTGAGGTTTAATAGAACCGTTTGTAAGAGGGTCCCCAGGTGACACCGAATCTCCAACCTTAACAATAATAGTTCTTGAACTTGGAATTGTTATTGTTTTGTCATTCTTAGTCCCATACCCTTCAATTCGAACATCATAACCACCCACAACGTTCTTTCGAATTGACTTAACTTTGCCTTTAACGGGAGATAAGACTGCTTTACTCTTAAGTTTTTTAGGTACTTCTAGTAGCTGAACAAGTCTTGGGAATCCTTCAGTAACACCGCCGCTAGTACTTACTGCTGCGCCTCCTGTATGGAAAGTTCTCATAACTAATTGAGTACTTCTTTCAGTAAGGGCTTGTGATTCTATAACTCCAATGTTTTCACCAAGATTAGGTAATTGACCGTTTGGCATTAATCCATAACAGAGTTGGCAAACACCGTTAGAAGTTTTACAAGTTAGGGGACTTCTTACTTCCACTGTTTGTACTTTTGCGGCTTTTAATTTCATTAAAATACGCGAATCAATCAAATCGTTCTTTTTTGCAACGCCTTTTATTGACTCCGCTAAGTGTCGGTCCATTACATCTTTAGAATTCACCGAAAGCTCAATACCTTCATGAGTTTTACAGTCTTTTTGCGTTACAAGTAATCGACGTGTTACACCAAGCAACGCTTTATTAAGTGCTCCAGAGTCAGCAGTGTTTACCGCTCGGTCAACTGTTCCTCGACGTACACCATAGATGTGGTTCCAGTAACTTGCTGTATCAATTCCCTCACCATATGATTTAAGAATGGGTACAGGGATTGGGTTACCATCAAGGTCTTGCACAACTCCAGGTAAAGATAAGATCTGCCGTACATTACCTTTTTTACCTCCACCAACACTGCCAGACTCAATCATTTCATAAATATTATTGGTTTTAGCTAAGGCTTTATCCTGGGCTTTTTCAACTTTACTCGTTAAATCAATATAAGCATTAATTCTCGCAGTGCCTTTTAGTTTTTCAATTTTCGGTAATTCTTTTTCATACAATTTATCACGATAAGATTTATCTTGCACAAAGTCAGTGATAGAGATGGTATGTGATCGTTGATGCGCATAAGTGTTACCAAGCTCTTTAAATCTATTTGCAACTTTACCAAAATCAGAGCGATACTCTTTACCAATCTGCTCAAACAATTTGCCTACAGCTTTTTTATTCATTTGACGAGTATAGTTTTTAAGTGCTGTAGGTAATACTTTATTAATTTCGTACTGCCCAATAGTCATCTTCTTACCGTGTAAAGTAAAGACATCAGTTGGGTGTAACCCCGCCGCTTTGGCTTCCGTTATTGATTTAAATGTTTTGCCTGTGGCTTTACCAATCTTACTTAAATAGTAAAGACCGACGATGTACTCTTGAGAAATTTCTGGTACAACAGAGTTATCACCGTGTTTGAAGATAATATTACTAGGCAGAATCTTATAAGCTTCGGTTACAGCCTCCGCACCAACAGGCACATGAACTGCCATAGTATCACCATCAAGGTCAGCATTGAAACCAGAGAAAATTATGGGGTTAAGTTTAATTGCTTTACCATCAACTAATACGGGTTTAAATGCTTGTATACTATGTTTATGTAAACTAGGCGCTCTGTTAAGTAATACAGGCCGATCTTTCACAATTAATTCCAATGCTTTGTCAGCTAATTGTGTGTCTTCATTTACTTCTTGAAGCGCTTTACCGGCTTTCATTCCCTGTCTTACAAGCTCTTTAATAATAAAAGGTTGGAAGATAGTTTTAGCCATACCCTTAGGAATACCAACTTCATCAATTCCCAGGTCAGGTTCAACAGTAATGGTACTTCGTGCTGAAAGTTCTTGTCGTCTCCCCCACGTAGTTGAGTGAACGAATCCGTGCTTAACTTGTTTACCAGTAAGCTCTTTAATTATGCCTTTGTATTTCTTTTGTGAATAAGTAACAGGGTCAATAAATCCTTGTTGGGCTTTTATCGCTTTGTACAAAGAGTGATCATATTGATGTTGCTCTTCTTGGCTTAATTTAGCTTTAATTGCTTTATAGTTAGTATTAATAACGCCTATGTCTCGATAGTGCTGATTAATATCAGACACCATTAAGTCACCACTTGGTAGTGGATAAATTGGTCGATACACAGGAGGTAATACAGGAACAAATTTTGTTAGGTATGCTTGTGTAGGTGTATATCCTAAGTCTTTAAGTGCTTCTAGGTATCTTACTTTATTATTAAGTTTATTAATATTAGATTCAGGGGCATCTTTCAATTCTTTTCGAAGTTTTCGCAGTTCAGTAGTAATATCAATAGATTTTAATCCCGCTGTAATTGCATCTACACCTGTTTTACCATCTAACTCAAGTTCACCTGCCATTACTTTATCAAACTTATCTTCAGTTAAATCTAAGAGTTTGGTAATCGCTCCTTCATACATTGGATTAGGAAGCTTTTTAACTAAGTTAATATGAGTCCACTTTTCACCAGCTAGACCACCGGTTATCTCTCTATCAAACAACCCGCCTTTACGTTCTGCAAGATTCTTACCTTTAAGCATAGCGCCTGGGTCAGTTAACTCACCGGCAGACCATTCTTTAATAGTAGTGTCTGTTAGAGGGAAGATTCTAAATTTACTACCCTTCTTTTCAACATTAACGCCTGCGGCTTTTAAGTAGTTAACCATTTTATCAAATACAAAGTTAGACTCAGGTGGAGCTGGAGCTAATCCTAGTTGTAAATTACGCCAATACTCATCATTCTTTCTACCTTTAATAGTAGACATTTCTTTAAGAAGATTTTTAGTGCCATGTGCTAACATAGAGTAAGTAAGCATCGGGTCAATTTTTTGTGCGCCTTTACCTACAGGCAGTTCGTTAATATCGTAAGACCCGAAGGAGTGCTCTCCCGCTTTCTTCTTAACAATATGACGCAGTTTCATAAAGTACTGATTACCTACAAAGATGGACTTTTCAAAGGGCTTCCCTGTAGCTCCGTCAGTTAAAGTTTCATTAGCTTTAATACCAAGCTTTTTCATTTCTGCGTAAACTTTTGTAGCATTATCATCACCAGAGAAACTTTTAACTAAATAGGGCTTACCTGTTTTCTCAGCAATCTTTCCGGCAGCAGTTTCTAATATCTGTCCAATATTCATACGTCCCGGAATACCGTGGGGATTAACCATAATATCCACAGAAGTTCCATCTGGACGATGAGGTGCTTCTGAGTCAGGGATAATTTTAGTGATAATAGATTTGTTTCCAAACCTACCACTTAGTTTATCTCCCTCTTTAAAGGGGTGAACAGCTTTAATATAAATATCAATATTACGTCCATTTTGACGAACGTCAATTACTTCTCCTGCCTCTTCTTCATCCCACTCAAGTACCTTTTTAACAAAAGGCGCCATTGTAGCTTTACTGAGTTTTCGAATAACTTTTTCTTCTTCAGATAATTCCCGTTCTTCTAAAATTGCTACAAGTAGTTCTCCTAGCTGAAATATTTGGCCCTTTTTAGGAAGACCTGTATCCGCTAGTTTTTGTTTATTAGTTTTAGTTAAAATTCCTGGATACCAAGCAATAAACTTTGAAACATCAAATTGAGTTTTCGCGGGTGTAATAAATAAGTTCTTTTTGTGTAAAGCTGAATGGCTCAACTTTTGTGCAGCACTCTCAGTAATTACAGCACCATCTTCAAAGTTATACCCTTTCCAAGGCATGAAGGCCACTGTAAGGTTTTTACCGATAGCTAAAGTACTGTCTTTATTATAGTTATTGTCTGCTAGAGGAGTATTCCACTTAACTTTATCGCCAACTTCCACAAGTGGGGTGGAGTTTAAGAAGCCTTCCTGATTAAGTGGGAAGTCCTTATATAATCCACGTTTAACAACTTCACCGTCAGTATCTCTTTTAATAAAAATGTAATCTTTAGTGATTTTAGTTATTTCACCTGTAGGTTTAACAACTTTACCATCAACTTCTTGCTCGCCAAGAATAGGGTCTAAGAACCCACCAGCGAGCTCTTCAAAAGTACTATCTTCACCAAGCTTAGTTTGTACTAAAGGAGCTTCTCTGTCGATTAAGGGCAAGGCTTGCTGAATCATTCGTCCACCCATAGAAGCACGGTTACCTTGTGTATTCTCTATAAAGGGTACAAGGTTTGTAGGTATTGAGAACATAGAAGATGCTGAGAATAGGTAGTAATCCACTTCTTTCGGTAGAACTTCTTTAGTGTGTCCTTCATGATAGATTTTAACTTTAGGATTTTTTGCTCGAACATTTCCACCAGAAGTTATTTTGTACTGGTCAGGAAACCCTACTTTACTAAAGTAAAATGTTTTGGGTGTTATGTATGTCTTTTTACCCTCTTTATTAATAACGAGGGTTTTAATATTTCTACCCTGCTTAAGAGTATCCAGTGAAAGCCCTAGTGTGATTCCTACTTTACCACTTTCTGGAGTAGCTAATGAATCTAAGAATCCCAAGTGTGTGGGGTGCACATTACGAGTTTCCATAGTCACTGCGTGCATAGATCCAATACCACCTGTACCCATAGGTGAAGTCTTTCGCCAATCGCCTAAGATGGTCACAGGATTCGTTTGAGGGGGCGTTGCGGACAGGTCACTGTCAGTGAAGAAGCTTTTAACAGGCTTACCAAAAGTAGTAGAAGAAATTACTTCCCGAATTTTGTCTTTAAGGTCAAGGTTACGACTTAACTTTTTAGTAATCACTTCATTCTGTTTTTCGAAGTGTGCAACCAGCAAATCATCAACAGCATAGATTTGTTTGAATAATAAGCTGTCTCGGTCATCCGGCTCAGCTTTGCCTTTTTCAATGTCTAATAGTTTAACTGAGGACTTTAGAAGTAAGTCACCATTAACATTTTCTTTCTTTTCACCTAGCGTTATTTCTGTAACTTCAGGATCAACTTTTGCATAGGATCCAAAATATTTTCTAAGCCCAGCAATAACTTCATTATAATCTGCAGGAACTTTTTTATAGAGCTTCTTGTAGATATTAGTCATTTCGCTAACTTCAGTATTCAGCGCGCCCTTTTTATTAATCTCTACAAGCTTGGCTCCCCATGCCTCAGTAATTTTATCATCGCCTACGTTTAGGACATTAAGCAGTGTCCATAGCCTGTGTTTACGATTATCAAAGATCACATAGAAAATGTGTGAGATAGGGTCTAGCTGCATCTTAAAATTGTAACCAGGGAATAAGTTAAATTCATTTTCTAACTCACCGTTAGCTTTAACTCTAGCATAAATGCCTGGTTTACGACGTATCTGATTAGTGGTTTGGTATTCGTTACCATCCAGGATAACAGTAAAGCGATTAGTTAATTTAGGGATATAACCGATACGGATATTTTCCCGTTTATCAACGGTCTTTCCTGTTTCATTATCTGTGAGCTTGAATGAAGCTAGAATCGGAACTTGCCAACTCTTACGATTTAGCTTCAATTCTCTCTGTGTTGGAAAATCATTGCTTTCGAGCTTGTCATCTAAGCGTAACCCAGTGAGTTCCAATTGTTTACTTTTACTCTTGATTGGGAAGCTGTTATTTATTATATTAATAACAGTTTCTTGGATGACTCTGTTTTGCTCACGATGGTTAAGGGCGTTGTCCATTAATTTCACCTTTTAGTATTTTTTTGGTATAAGAAGAATGAGACCAAGTTCTTAAAATATAGACATTTTAAGGACTAAAGTCAATAAAAGGAGGGACTTGAGCGAAAAAAATTCAACCTCTTCATCTTCTTCTGCTAAAAACACGATAAAAGTGAAGTCCGAATCGAGGGACACTATGTCTAATATGTCGGTTTATCGGACTTCTAGCAGAAAAGAACGACCTTAACCGAATTAACGAATGTCCGAGTATGAAACTGAAACCAGAGATGAAGTTAGAGAAACTCTTAAGGAGTTTGTCAACAATCTCACAGACTTGATCTACTTAATGATCAAGAATAGAAATAGCAAGGATTCATTGAATGACCTTGATTCAACTGGGAGAGACTCTTCAAAAGAGCTTGATGAACAGTAAAAGTTTTAGGGAACTGGAGAACGTAACGTTCGATGAAGGAACCTTAACCTTAACTGCATCAGCAGAAGAGTTGAATATAAGAGAATTAAACATCATTTTAGCTAAAAATTCTTTGGGGCTCTTTAAACAAATTGAAATTTACTCCGCTAGTTCACAATTTAAAAGTCATCCTGACGACACAGTTTGTGAAATTATCGAAGTAAAAAACTTTGAGTGTGTGCAAGAATTAATGAATTTAATTAATCATAAAATTAATATGTCAATAAAGTATTTAGCAAGACGATACCAAGAATATTTAGCTAGAACAAATCAATACGAACTTTTTAATAGTAATTAGAGGTGAATATGAGCGAGCGTCAGCCACGAAAAGATCCTATTCAGGAGCTTTTTGAAGGAACAACAACTTCATCCAAAAAATGCTTAGTCTGTAGTGAGATCGATCTCACAGCAGAAGAGCTCGAAATGGGGGGAACTTGTTTTTTCTGTAAATATCAGGAAATTCAAAAAGCTCGTGAAATCTTTGAACGAGACGATATCGATTTTCCTGTCCCCGAAGAGTATGGGCGACGAACAGAAAACTTAGAGGCTGATTATAGAGGAGCGACGGATATTGATTCGGGGGAAGAACTTGGCGCCAAGGAAGAAATACTAGACCCTTCAACTGTTAAACGTAAATATACGTGGGACGAACGTAAGAAAATGTACGAACAGTTTGGTTGGGATCCAGAAAGCGTTCATATTGATCCAATCACTATTCGCGTCCGGGGTGCGACTGAAGACGTCTACTTAGAACTTCAATTACCACGTATTTCAACTGACGCTCTACGTCCAGAATTTACTAAACTCTTAGAACGTACTTTAAGTTTTATTTGTAATGTAAATACTTTTGCTCCACAACATCCAGATAGTTTACTACAATTGCGTGGGATTATCGATCCTAGCGGAAACAATAATATGCCCATGGGCTAAGGATAGAAAGGCCATTGTAGAATGGAAACCAGTATTAAAAAGCTACATAAGATTGAAGAGGCTTTAAAAGCTTTTTTCGTTGAACGTGACGATGAAGTCCATGGACTTACTTTAGCTTTATTAGCACGAGTTAACTTGCTTTTGCTAGGACCTCCAGGAACAGCTAAAAGTAAAATAATTAACGCTTGGAGCTCCATGATTCATGGAGCTTCAGTTTTTAGTTGGCTACTGACCAGGTTTAGTACGCCAGAAGAGTTGTTTGGTCCTTACTCTTTAAAAGGACTAGAAGAAGATAAGTTTATTCGTATCACTAAAGGAAAACTTCCTGATGCAAATGTTGTCTTCTTAGATGAAATTTTTAAGTGTAATCCAGGAGTGCTTAACTCTTTGCTTACTGTTTTGAATGAAGGTGTGTTTTTTAATGATGGGGAACCAGTCCCATTAGATTTGCTGACCACAGTTGGTGCTTCTAATGAGATTCCTGAGGATGAAGATAATCTTCAGGCTCTCTATGATCGCTTTGTTCTTAAGTATAAGGTTATGCCTGTACGAGAGACTGCGAACTTTTTACGAATGCTGGCTAATTCAGAACAGTTTGTTTCCTCAGTATCTTTAACCTTTGATGAAATTCGCGCAATTCACCAGAAAGTGGATGGGATTGAATTCACAGGGGTAGCTCAAGAAACCTACAGAGATCTTAGAGCGGCTTTCCAGAAGAAGGGTATTATTGTAACGGACCGTACCTATAATACTTCAGTAAAACTTCTTAAGGCTGAGGCTCTTTTTCATGGGCGTGAGGAAATTCAAGAAGAAGATTTTGAAATTTTACAGCACGCTTTCTGGATTAATCCTGAACAGCACAGGATTGTTTACAGTGAAATTCTTGCTGTAACTAATCCTGAGAAGAACGAAATCCTCGAAATTTTCACAGATGCTGTGGAAGTTGCTAACACAATTGTCGGCAGAGAAGATGCTGCGCCTAATGAATGTTTAGAAGTCTCAAATAAGCTTAAGACAGCTAACAAGCGATTAAATGAGATTGCTAAGCGAATGGATCGTAAAGGCCGTAATGTCGATGATGTAAAGAGAAAGAGTTTAGAACTTGAAAACCTACTTGGCCGTATTTTCCGAGAGAACTTAAGCCTCGGTAGTGACGTGTTATAACACATACAAAGGGTTAAGATGAGAAAAGTAAATCAAAACATTGATCGATTCGAAAAAGACTTAAAGCTTCAACGGCTTACCGTTAAGCAAGATGTCATGGATCGTAAAATGTTTGAAGCACTACGAGAGAATAACGCTCTACTTTCTCATAGTTTAAAGGAAATGCAGGACGAGTATCCCCAATACAGCGAACTTCAACAAGATATTTTTTCCAGTCTCTACAAATATACTCCTGAGTTATTTGAAGAGATAAAAGTTAAAGCTGAGTATTTGCTTAATCGCGCTGTCATGGATGAAGTTATGCAATCTCCTAGGTACAAAGAACTTAGGAGTTTAACTAAATTAGACAGAGTGAATGCTTCCATTGGAACTGAGGTTCTCAATGAAGAAGTTAAAGAGCTAATTAAAGAGCTCCAAGAAAAGTTTGCTCAGGCAATGGAAGAATTAGATCAACTTCACGGTGATGCTGTAAATGCAGGAGAAGGTGAAGAAGGCGAAGAAGAGGGCGAGGAAGGCAAAGAGGGTGACGCCAATGCTGAAGACAGCCCTCAGTACACTTTAGAAGAAGCTCAAAAGAGATTAAAAGAACATCTTAAAGAGACCAAGAACCAGGTCAAAAAAGAAATCAAAAAGAAGAATGTTGGACGATCTCTTGAAAAGGCTATTGAGAAAACTAAAGAAGTTACTGACATGATCCGTAATTGGGGATTAGATCAAGATTCCTCTTTCGAATACAGATCGTATGAAGAAAAGTTGGAAGTTCTTGATCAACTTCGTAATAACTCTAAACTACGAGAAATTGCAAAACTTGCTGGTAAAATGAAGCGTCTTGCACTTCAATCACAGCATACCAAAATTAAACGAGGTACTGATGAAATATATGATATCACACAGGGTGGTGATATTGGACGATTAATTCCATCAGAAGCCATGAAATTCAAACACCCGCTTTATAAAAAAGTCTTTAAGAAAGACTTAACTGAAGGAACTCTTTTCCAATACGAGTATCGCGGTAAGGAAAAGAAGGCCAAAGGTCCTATTGTTTGTTGTATTGATTCATCTGGAAGTATGAGTGGACAGCCTGAAATTTGGTCAAAGGCAGTAGCTATGGCTTTGCTAGATATTGCTAGAGCCCAAAAGCGAAGCTTTCATGTTATTCACTTCTCCTCTGGTGGCTGGCACAGCGAAGAAACTTTACATACAAACACTTTCTTAAAAGATGACCCTTACAATTTTGAAGAAGTCATTGATATGGCTTCATTCTTTATTGGCGGGGGCACACAATTTGAACCTCCGTTAAACGCTGCAAGAAAATGCATCGATGACGAAGATAATTTTAGTAAGGCTGACATTGTGTTCATTACTGATGGCGAATCAGCTGTAACTGATGAATGGAATAGGGAGTACAATAAATGGAAGAAAGAAAAGAAGATTAGTGTGTTTTCAATTCTTATTGATGCAGGCTGGTCCTCAACTACCGTTTTAGATCTTTTCTCAAACACCATCGAAAAATTATCTTCTTTGCAAGACAACGGAGATTCTGTCGCCTTAACTTTATTTGACCAGTTTTAATTAGTAAAAGGAAAACAAAAATCTAATTAAACTGTAACTGTAGACAAAACCTTATTTTAGAGCGCTTCGCTTTAACAGACGGCTTAAACAGCCTAGTATAGTGTAGGAGTTACACTAGGCAAAGTACAGTTCTAGCTGAACAAATGGAGTAAGATTTGCGATACGCATGTCTGGACTGCTTACACGAAAGGAATACTTTAAAGCTATAAATCCGGGTCACGGCAAGGAACCTTCGCCCGCTGGCGTAGAGCCTCCGGGCGAAATTTCCATTGCCTACACCCGATTTACAGCGTGCCGTGTTACTGGTAGAACTGACTAGGGGAGAGGGATTCCTCTCCCCTTTTAATATTCTATGATAAAACAAAAAACTTTTGAAGAAATAGTTGGCTTGCCATATGAGCAAGCTAAAGACTTATCCGATAGTGTTGAAGAACATTATTATTCTTTTCCAATTACTAAAAGTAGTGGAAAACGACGTTGGATTGACGCTCCAGATGACGAGCTAAAACAAATCCAACTTAACATACTACATGAATTTCTGTATCAATTTTCTCCTCATTCCTGTTCCTTTGGATTTGAAAAAGGTAAGAGTGTGAAAGATGGAGCCTTACAGCACCAAGGTGCTGAAGTGTTATTAACAATGGACATAAAAAATTTCTTTAATTCATTCAATGCTAAGAGTGTTAGAGATGGTTTACAATTCTTTGCTGAAAAAGTATTTAAAACAAAAAAAGATACGGAAGAGTACTTAAATGAATTGCACTGTATTGTTGGATTATTAACTTTTATGAATCATGTACCTCAAGGAGCTCCATGTAGCCCTGCTTTAACAAACTTATTATTTTATGTATTAGATGCACGGTTAAATGATCTAGCTGCACAATATGGATGTATTTACACTCGTTATGCAGATGATATGACCTTTAGTACTAAAAACAAGAAACTTGATATGGCCGTATTAAAGCACCCAATTACAAAATTGGTGCAATCATATGGTTTGGGATCCTTACACATTAATGCCAAGAAAACAAGAATTCAGCGGAAACATAAACGTATGTCCGTTACAGGAATTGTAATTAATAATGGGTTATCAGTTCCTAGATGGAAGTGGAGAAATTTTCAAGCTGAACTTTATAACCTGTCACGAGATAATAAAACAATTAGTTTGACTAAGTATCAACAATTACGAGGTTATATTGAATGGATACGAACACTGAATCCAAAGAGAGCTCAGAAATTCATGACCTTACTTGGAAAGATCACTTTAGAAACCTCTTAGAACTTAAGAAGGTAATGGGTAAATATTTAAGCAGTTTTAGAATCTTCTTACCTTTTGCTTTTGATACTCGAGAGGCAAAAAGCTCAAATACAATGACGCCTTTCAAAGAATTAGACGAGTCTAAAATGGATGTTTATTGGGCAGCCAATAACATTCGAGGCCGAGCACAGAAACGTAAACGGTACTCACATACTATTCATTTTATGCTTCTCGGTGCTGAAAGGCATGACGATAAGACAAGGTTATTTTTAGAAATGACCTTTCCTATTACGTTCAGCCCAGCTCTTGTCACGAAAGAGGATGGGTTTAACTATAAGTGGAACAAGAAACGTACCACTATTAGACGTTTTTTAGGTACTAAGAAACCTGAAATGGTAATGAAGCAGGCACGAAAGCTTTTAAAAGAATGTAATCGTTTTTACTTCATGTACCACACACCTAAAGAAAAGAAGTCTAAGAAAAAAAAGACGTTATTTTTTAACCAACCTTAAGATTAATTGAAAGATTCAATTAAACATGGGTTAATTTTTATCGGTCTCTCCGCATTAGCAAAGTTCATATTGCTAATCGTTGATGAGTATGGTAAAAAGTAACTCTAATTGCCTTAGGAGGTTTATTGCACTTCCTTATCAGTCTAACGACTGGAAAAAATGGAAGTGGCCAAAAACATTTGTACGTTAATTGCGAAAGCATTGTTTGTGCTCTGGATATAAGTAAAAAGATTAGAAGTGGACGCCTTTTTTATATCAAGCGAATCAGTCAAGACGAATACTTTGAGGGGATAGCCCAGAAGTATGATTGAAGAAGCTACAACAGAGATTGCTATTAGGCCCGGTAAAGGGCAGGTCCACAAAAGATGTATTTGTAAACATAACATCGATATTACTACTGGAGGGTGCCCTATAGCACTCGATGAAGGTGGTAATTATAAGAAAGAAAATGAATGTGATTATTGTTATGCCAAGTATGTTCATCGTAACTTTGTTAAAAATAAGCAAGTTAATGATAAAATCTGGTATAAGAATAAGGATCGGTTAGAGACACCCATTATTCGTATTGGGAAAATGTCTGAACCGGGAGGAAGAGAATCACGAAGTGTTTTAGTTAAAGTTTTAGAGTTAAATAATGAAATAGGTACAAAGACAATCCTTGTCACTCGTCTTTTAGACTGGGATGAGGAAGTGTCTCGTTTATTGTCTGTAAAGAATAGTGTAGTTCATTTCTCAATGGGTATTGAATCCTTGGAAATTGGAGCTATTGCTCGTGGAGCAACAAACGAATTCAGAATTAAACAGGCATGCCGCTACAAAGCTGCAGGCAATAAAGTCTATCTACGAATAGTGCATGATGTCACAGGCCCTATTCCTGATTTCATCAAAGAATGGGAAGTACATCAGATACCATTCCTAGTAACTCCTATAAGATTTTTCAAAAAAGACCTAGTGTCAACTTTTATTCCAGGCGAGACCTGGGAATCTCTCAAAGATAAAGGCCGTTATACGTATAGCGGCGGTGCACTTAGCCCAGTCAGCATGCACCCTGAGTGGGAAAAATACAACGAGAGATGTGGACATGTAGGTGAAAAATTTTATTGTAATAACTGCGGATTATAGTTCGTGAACACTATATGAAATGAAGTGACAAAACACTTAATTTTTCATAGTTTAATTTAATATCATAAGTTTTTATGTATGATACGTACATAAAGATAAACTAGAGAGTTTTGTATCGTAGCCGAGACGATCGTCTCGTCATCGTACAAAACTTTAGGTTACATTCCAAAGAACGACAAAGGTTCGAATTAAGAAGACGTGCACTACACGTGGGTACTCTAGAGACCACACTGGTGTGGCCATCAATCATGGGCCCACAAGGGTGTGGAACTCTAATACTTGAATGCATGCATTATAGGTGAGACTCGAGGTCAATATCATGACTGGGGTAGACCGTTTTGTTTTCTCTCCAGGTACCAAAGAAGTTAGAGCTCAGTTCCTTTAAATTTGAAGGTGTTATTATTCGGAATTAATATCTTTTTAATAGAAGGCGCCTGTACACGTTTTTCCTTATAAGACTTAAGCGCATGCGTGCCAAGGGGTTACTTGTGTACAAAAAATTGGTAGCATCGTGTGACAATACTAGTTTAACAAAATTTAATAAACATCCGTCACATGCCTCCTCGGGCACCCGACTAAAGTAGTCATACAAAGAGTGTGGGTCCCGGATCCTGAGGTCTCTCGAGCATACTAACAACTGTTAACAGCTGAGGCCTGGTACCCAGACGTCGTACGTTAAATCTCCACCTTTGTTCGGTATGAAAAATAAAAAGGATTCTCTTCCTTTTTTTTAGCATAAAAGCTTGACAATAATAGATAAGTTCTTTAAATTCATGAAGAACCTTAAACCAATAATCTAGCTAGATGAATAAACCTAATTTGTTTGTATGGTGTGACTTCCTTTGTGACACCGGGTTTGGTATAGTTGCAGAGAATCTTCTTGACGATATGCATGAAGATTATGATGTAACGGTATTAGGAATTAATAATCACGGGTATAAAAAATACGATACTAGTAAGTATTTTGTGTATCCAATCCATTCCCCTGATATTCTTGGCTTAAAAGCCTTACCAAAGCTCTTAGAAGAAGAGCAGCCAGAAATTATTTTTCTCTTTCAAGACATTTTTCACATTAGTGCAGTCTTGAAGGATGTTAAAAAAGCATCCCCAAATTCAAAAATTGTAATCTATTTCCCCATTGATGGCTCACCAGTCTCCATCGCATGGAATAATGTTTTTGAAGATGAAGCAGTTGATGCTGTTATTACTTATACAGACTGGGCGATCGATCAGATCAAACAAACTTACCCAGACATTAAGTTTCCGATCCACAAACTCTATCATGGAGTGAATAATGAAGTGTTTTACCCCCATGCTCAACCCCATATTGAAAAGATCAGAAAAGTTTGGGGATGGAAAGGTAAGTTTGTTGCTTGTAATGTAAATCGTTTCCAACCTAGAAAAGCAATACCACTGGGCCTTCGTGCATTTTCAATGTTTGCAAAGGGTTATAAAGTGTGTAAGTGTGGAAACTGGATGCCTATTAATCGTACAAAGTGCGATGTAAATATGTGTCCTGAAGAAGATATTATCGAAGTAGTTGAACGAGATCGTCAAGACGTAATGTTATATTTACACATGATGGCTCAAGAACGTGGCATGGGTCCAGGAAATGCAAACTTTCTACAGTCCCACTTATTAAATGCCGGGTTCGAGGATAAAGACGTTCAAAACATTCTACAAATTAATAAACGTAATATTTATAAAGGCGAGGTACCAAACACTATTATAAATGATATTTATAATGGGTCTAACGTTAATATTTCTACTACGTTAGGAGAAGGTGCTGGATTATCCTTATTAGAGTCCGCAGCGTGTGGTACTCCAAGTATAGCGCCAAGAAATTCGGCAGTCCCTGAAATGCTTAACGGCACAGGAACATTAGTCAAGAATACTGGAGTGCTTAACCAAGCATTAGACAATGCCCATATTCGGCCTATTGTGGATATACCCGACTTCGTACGTGCATTAGATGCTGAATATGATAGATGGAAAGCTGCTGGAAAAGAAAAAGCTCTCGACACAGAATGTATCGAGAACATTAAAGAAAATTTCCAGTGGGGAGATAAAGTCGAAGCATTAAAGAAAGTATTTAAAGACGTACTAACTTAAATTAGACTACCTTAGAAATATTATAGTGAAAAAAGAGGAGGGCCTTTATAGGTCCTCCTCTAATTCTTCTATCCACCAAATAGTAACTCTAGCACGACCTTGTTTGTCGTAACTGAAGTTCTGATCTTTTACTTCAATTTTTTCTTTTAGCTCTAAATTTAGTAATTTCTCATACTCATCTTTATCAACTAAATCATTAAGGCAAAAAGTCTCAACCTTTGCTTTCATCCTCAGCCTCCTCGAACTGTTCAGTCCAAGAGGCTGATTTTTCTAATACATCAGCCTCATCAGAGTCAATTAATACTTGTTTAGTTTCTTGAGTTTCGGGATTAATGAAAATTCGGTATGTCCCATATTTAGTCATAGTCATTATGCTTGTCCTTTAGTAGGCCCTTTTTTCTTTTCACCACTAACCTTTACTTCATCTTTTTTAGTAACGGGCTTCTTAGGTGCGCCTTGATCCCCTGTTAAACTAGCAGCCTCTTCCATTAATGGCATTGCAGACTGCATTAAACGCATCTCAATAGACTGCATTCGAGTATTAACTAAACCAGCAGTAATAGGCATTTTCTTACTTAACTGTGCCATTACTTGCGCTTGCTGTGGTTCTGGGTAAAGCATAATTTCATTTGCATACTTATCAACAAGAGTTGCAGGGTCTTCAGGAATTGCTCCATGCTCCTCTGCTAACTCATTCTGGAATAGTTCTGTCTGTAGTTTAATCTGCTCACGGTCGGCGGCGTCTTGCGCTCTAACCTGATAAGCGGCCATAATAACAGTAGCTTCGCCCTCAGCCATGGCTTTAGCCTTCATCTCATCAACCATATTCTCATAGAATTCTTTTCTACTCTTACTAATCTCTTCAGCTTCTACCTCAGAGTCATAACCAAACTCATCAAGTAAGTTACTATCAGATAGTTTGCCTGTAGCATTAAGATTAATAGCCAGCTGTTTAGCTTCAGCGTCATCAGACATTTTAAACTTTTTAAATTTAAGCTTAACATCAGGATAGCCTAGATTACCACGAATCTTAGGCACAACAAAGTGATTCAAGAAATCAAGTAACAGCTCTCTGTATGTAAGAAAATGGTTCTCTACAATACGTAAAGAAATACTAGAGCCTGTCCATGTAGTTCCACCCTTAATAAATTCAATGGGAACACCTAGTGAGTTAATAATCGTCTCTTCTAGGAACTTCATCTCAGGAGTTAGTAATAGCGCTCTTGCGTTTCCACCCAGTTCTTGGTACCCAATAGGAATGGGGAATATACCAATATGGTTAGGATCGCGTTTCCATTTTTTAATCTGCTCTTCCATTTTGCCACTCCACTTACCTAGATTCATCTGTGTAAATGGATCCATTTGTGTCGTATTGGCCGGGAAGATAGATTTTTTAGGTATTACATGCTCATGGGCAATCGCTTCATTACCTTTCTTAAGCATTTGTAAGTAATAGATTTCTTTAAGAGCAGGAAGAATAATAGGCTTTCCCCAACCCATATCTTCTTCTGCTAATGTGGGTCTCTTAAAGTGGAAAAAGTTTAAGGGGTCTAATTCAATCTTTTTGTTTTCACGTAGAGAGTCTAAGAATACTGCTGGTATAGTCTTCAGTATTTTTCTGTCCGCTTTAGTAATCTTTGATTTAATTTTGCCTGGAATTGTATAAAAGTATGTAATATCACCAGTTATCGGATTATAGTCAACATCGATACTTTCAGGAGAATACCGAACAAATTTTAAGTTCTTTACGTTTTTTGGATATGTATCACGAATAGTAAACTTTGCCTCACTAGCTTGACAGTGTGGGCAAGTTCCATAGATCACATATTTTTTTAGCTTAATTTTTTTAAGGTCATCAAACTTAATTTCTTCTGCACACTCACTACACTTTAAAAAGCGTATTGGAGTCATTTGTGCTGCTACGAAAGCATTTCCGTAAGTGAAGTAATCAAGACCAATGTCTATAAGTAAGCTTTTAATTTTTAAGTTTTCATTTAATATTGCATTGTATTGCTGTTTAGCTGGTTGCCCTATTTCTCCATCATATAGTATCTCTGTAATAGGGTACTCCGCTAACTTTGTAACTACATTATTTAAGAAAGAGTTAGTATAAAAGAAACTCCTACAATATTTAAATAATGTTTTAATGTTCTTAGGAACAAAGGTACTTGCAATATCAAAGAAAGGGTTTGGATATTTTTTGATATTACCGCTGGTAAAATCAGTTTCAGTGGCGTTTCGTACGACTGCCATTAATTATTTCCTCTCTTCATATATTCTAAAATAGCAAGGTAATGAAATGCCTGTATACCAATGTAGTCTTCTTCTAAAGGAAAGGGACCGTCTGTTGCTCGGTTCATAACAGAAGTTATGACAGGATTTTCTAATCCAATGTCTAAAGGGTAAAACCAAAGACCATAATCATTGAAGATGTACTTAATGTACATTAAGACTTCATGTGAAAGCTCAATATCTTTATGAAGAGTGTTTATTATACCGATAGCTTTCCAGATATGTTTTGGCTCACATCCTTCAACCTTTGCAGAGTCGGGACTAATTCCATTTAAAACAAGAACTGCATTTTCAAATACATGCAAATCTTCGTAAGCTGCCCTAGTATTGCGTAACAAGGAAATCACTTGCAACTTTTCCACTTCTAGATTAGAAAGAAGTGGAAATTGGTTGCGAATGGTCTCAGGTTCTACAACATCTAAGGATTCAGCGAGTTCAAATAAATTCATTTATAGTGTTGTTTTAGTGTATTTTTTATCGAAGTTTTTAAGCTGGCTTTTGACTGCGCCATAGGTTGCGAAACTAATAGCTGCGGTAGGAACAATCTTAAGCTGTTTAGCACCCATACCACTATAATACTTACCTACTCTTTTATTCCAGAGTTTAGCGGCGGGTACAAAGTGCTTTAATACTTTTCTTCTTTTCCAGCCAGAATGTCTAAGCTTTCTAAACTTTCCTTTTGATTGTGCTGAAGTAGCCATCGTATCAAGTGGGTGTGTAATGGCTGTTGCAACACCACCACCAGCAGCTCCCGCAATTAAATCATCAAAAGAGCTGTTTCGTTTAGCCTGTTTATTAAAACCTAGCTCATGTAACATTAGAACAACTTTCTGATTTCATCCCTAATAGGACGAGGTAAGCTTTCATACACATCTAAAGCGTCGGGCCCTTGAAGTTCTTTAACAGCATCACTACCAACAATTACTGATAAATCATCTGCTGGTAATGTATGTAGATCTGATTCTTTAATTAAGGTACCGTCAACTGTACGCTCTGAAATACTAGTATCTAGTGTTGATAGAATAGGATCTTCAATGCCCTTAGAGTACATTCTGCACAAGTTAGCCTGCTTATCAAGTTCATAAAGAGCTTTAATTGTTTCTGAAGTTCCCTTATTATCTGCTTCTTTTAGAAGTGTATCATAAGCTTCTAACAGCTCTTCATCTGAATCAAGCAAGTAGCTTTTTCTGATTTGTATATGATCATAGAAATCAGGATTAAAGGTTGACGAACGATGTGCATACTTAGTAATCGAGTGTGTAGTTAAGTTAACGTTCTGCTCTTGTGCAGCTTCTAACGTATTTAGCGCAAACAAAGCTCGGTCTGTGACAGAAAAGTTTTTAGAGTAACTATCAAAATAAGCAGCAGCCTTTGTAATATCTTCTTCAGTATTTAAAGGATACTTATTCTCTAAAGCATACTTCCCTTCAACAGCCAGACTAGCTCGTTTATTAATGAAATCTTTTTCATTAAGTTCTGTAATATTAATTACATTATCAGTATACTTTGTTGCTTGGAACTCTTGTAAAGACTCGGGTACATTTACTCCAAAGTTTTTAGCGGCACAAGTTAAATTGGTTGCTGCTACTTTAATAACTTCATCAGGAAGCTTATCTTTGTTGCTATCTAAGATAGCTAAATTAAGCTCTGTCAACTCTTTATTATAACTAGCATATTTTTTAATTGAACCGGTGTGAGGATGAAAGAGTATTACAGCGAAATTTTTATCATCCATCGCCTCTTGTTCTTCTAAACTAGGAATATAAGCAGTCTTCGCTTCTTCAGTTAAAGGCTCTACAAGTTCGGCAACCTTTTCTAAATTGCCTTCAATAACTTCATCAGTTATATCTAGAGGTATGGATAATAATTGTTTCATCTACGCCTCTTCCTTTCTTCGTTGAATATAATTATATAACGTAGTTCCGGGACAGGCTGGCTTACCAAAGTCTTGGTGACCATAAACATCTGCCGCAGTAAAATTTAAACGTATTTCTAAGTGAGTAAGTAAGTATTCTAAAGCATCTAATTGTGCTTGAGTAGGATCTCCATCGCTACGTGCTACACTCTCATAACTAAAATCACCTGCAACTAAAATTCCAACAGACTTAGTATTTTGGCCCTTAGTATGCCAAACTAAATCTGTTAATGAGTTACAAGCTAGAATTTGTCCTTGACGATCGATTGCATAATGATACGCAATGTGGGGAGCGCCTTCTTTTGATAAATGATTCTCGGGTCCTGGCGTTATATGATAATTATTAATAGCAGCAACTGAGCCCTGAGAAAGGGCTTGATGCACAATAATTTTTTGAATTTTAGATAGAGGGCGCCGACCCCATTTACGTAATGGATTCCAAGGTAGACTTTGAATAGCATCTACAATAGTAAATTGTTTAGGCTTTTCTGGTTCAGAGGGAGTCTTTTTAAAGAAATCCTTAACCATATACCAAATAAGTGATAAATCAATCATTAGTTACTCACCCAACCTAGAGTTGCAAGAGCCATTAATACCCACTCACTTATAGTAGGCCATCTCCAAAACCCTAGATTTTCATTCTCATCTAACTCTTTATATTCGAGTATTAGTGAGTCTTGAAGCGCTATAATCTCAGCATTAATTGAATCTGCTTCCGCACTAGTTTGTAATGTTACTAGTAAAGTATCAAATTCAGCTTCAGTAAATACCCAAGAAGACTCGTCTAGACATTCTCCTTCGACTTTAAATTCTTGGGCACTTGCTAGTGGTGCAAATAATAGACTACTTAAGACGATCAAGAAGATCGAGATACTTGTCACGCTTTTCATCATTCGGGATACCTTCTTTAATTTCCTTTTTAAGCTCTTCCGCTTTTTCTGTTTTACCAGATGCTTTTAAGTGTTCAAGCTTATTAAGTTGTCGCTCGATAAGGTTTCTCTTTAACTCAACTTCAGCATCATCCAAGGGCATAAACTTTTTCTTTAGAAAATAAAGAAAAATAAATGCAGCTACAAGAGAAAGTTGTTTAACGAGGTATTTAGTATTTTTTTCCATTAGTCCTCTTTAGGAGTTTCTTCTTCCTTAGCTTCGGGCTCAACTTCTAACGGAGGGGTAGCAGGTGCAGGCTGTTGTGTGATTCCAGCAAGAGCATCAAGCTGACCACGGGTAAAATCAAATTCTTCTTTGATTTTATTAATTTTGTCCAACGCTTCTTTTCGAACTTTTTGCAGCTGGTCAACGTCTGAAACTCTCTTTTCTTGAGCCTCTTCAAGCTTAGTAATAAGTTCTTTAATCTGTTCTTCATTCATCATTTTATGTTTAACTGTTTCGGTTAATAGGTTGTTTAGATACAATAATATACAAAGTTTTTAGTGTAAAAGCAAATTTAAATAAGTTCTTTTATTAGCTTTTTTCCTTGTAACCCGTGCCAATGAAATATTGTGGCAGCAGGATTTTCTCCGTCAACACGAACCCAATGGTGCTCTTCTGGTATTACTTCGGGCTGATATCTTTTTTCAAACATCATTCGGACTAAGAGTTCATTATCTCCTCTATGCTCGCCATGATGTTTGGGAGTGTACTCACACCAGTTTTCAACAACAGGGTCACCATGAGATACAGCAATAACACCGTTCTGATACATAATTTCTCCTGGTTTAAAGATATCCGGTCTACCAAACATGTAGTTTCTGTCAAGTGCTAGAGCAATCTTTTTGTTCCCGTACCCGTCTATGAGAGGTTGTAAGTTCTGCTGTACTTGACAATCTAAGTCTATCCACAGTAACTTCTTAGCCCTAGCTTCCAGGAAAAAGAATGGCTTTTTAAACCACACTTTTTCATATTTAATACTGGGATCTAATTCAATAACTTCACCACGATCAAGGCACCAATCTCTAGCTTTGTTGCTCATTCCAAAGTCACAAAAATAAAGTGGGTAATTATATGAGTTTTTGATGTAGTTGTCATACCACCACTCTAACATCCACTCTTGTTCTTCATCACACCCTGTTAGAACCGCTGTTTCATACTCAAGTGGCTCATCAGTCCAGTGATAGGGCTTCTTAACACGCGATGCGTGCATAATATTACCTGGAGGCAACAGTGCCCTTTCTTGGCTTTTTACAAGAGCACACTCAAGAGGTACATACTCAATATACTTGTTAATGGGAGAATCTGGAGTACATGAAATTAGAGTAGTTTTACTTCCGTCTGTCCACGTATTGGATTGTTCTACAAACCACTTAACAAAATCAGTTTGTGTTTTATAGAACCTTTTGTTTTTATCGCGTTCTTCATCTGAGAGTACTCTGTCATCATAGTAGTCTTTTGATCCGCCCATGTCACAGCCTAACAAATGAATACGCTTGAATCCCATATGCATAAGAATGTGTAAGGTAGTGATGAAAGTGCTTTTTTTCCAAATGAAGACTTCATTAGCACCGTGATTGGAAGGATTAAAAATTTGGTTTTCGTTATCGTACTTTTTATTATCAGCCCAATACACATTAGGATAATACTTTACAAGCTTCCCATTAACGTGCATCTTTTCACTACGACCGCCTCTAGCGATCTTCATAAACGGCTCATTCCAGAGGTTACGATCATAACACTCTGGGTAATCCATTCCTACCCAGAGATGGGGTTTGATTTTGGGATATGTAGTGTTAATACCTACAACATACACACCTAATTTATCTTGTAAATCTTCGTTCTTTACATCTGCTAAATTAGGTCCGGGGCAACAGAGGTAAGCATCTAAACCTGCGTTGTCTCGGTAAAAATTGTCTTTTACTAGACCGTTCCCGGTCTCGTGCCAAATTGCCATTTTTTAAAAGTTTGGTTTAAAAGGATCGTGTGATAGTGTTGTATGATCCTTAACTAAATTAGTGCACTGGTTACGTTTATAACTCCGGTAATGTTTTCCATTACCGCCCTGCTCCCAGTTACGTTCTGTCATAATTTTTCGTGTGCCATGCTCAAGGCTGCGAATTGGGTAATGTTTTAAAATATATTTCTTTCTAGATAATTGCCAAGGGCGCCATTCTTTTCTGTGACGGCCTCTTCCAATTCGGTCGCCCATTGCAGGGATTAACCAGCCTCTGTTAATTCCTCCCCATATAGATGAACGTTTAAAACCTCTAAATTGCACTCGGTCAAAGTAATTATCAGCATTATTATCATCAGCGTCTGTAATCCAGTATTCGTGAATATCTGCCCTAATAACCCCAAATCCTGCTTTTATGTCTGCATGTATAGCCTCAGCCACAGTAGAAAAAGTTCTAGGTGGAACTAATACCTCATCTGCGTCAATCCAAGTAACCCAGCCATACTCAGGATAGGATTCATTTATAAACTTACAAATTATATCATATAAATCAGGTGCGCCCGGAGCCGAGAACGGCACTTTTCTATCTACATAGTGGTAAGTTGCGCCAGAATCCTTTAACACTTCTTTAGTATTATCAGTTGATCCATGATCAAACACATGTACATCATGGCCTACTAAACATTTAACTGCATTAAGGACACAGTCTTCTTCGTTATAAGTGTGCACAATTCCCAGTAACTTCATCTCGCTAACTTATCAATCTCTCCCCATCCACGGAGGTGAGCGTGTTTAACCCAGGCAGAGTGTACAATTACTCCGTGCCCACCCTTTTTCTTCATGAGATTAAACCAGCGGTTGTCATTACCCCGGAAAGGTCTAGTTGGGTCAAAATAACAGTGAGTGTTAAAGCGATTGGCTTCCATTGTTTTAGCTGTAGCTGCCCAACAAAAACCATTAATTGGGTGCGCCGGTCTAACACCATCTGTAATAGTTACGCCCTCATGTGGACCAGGAGCCATTTGCTCTCTATATCCACATTTATTTGTAAGTGGACCATAAGATGCTAGTGTATCTTCTTCGTAGGCAAGGTCTAAAAGATTTGTAATACTTTCCGTGAGTTCGACATCATGATTTTGAAAAAGGATAACATCACATTCACAGTCTATAAAAGTTTTTGTAGCCGCTTCCCATGTTCCCGTAAGTCCACCATTAGCAATTTGGTCATCAATGCGAATATACTTTATATCAAAATACTCTTCGGAAATTGATAACACTCCAGGATCTGTCGACTCATTGTCATAGACAAGTATATCCCTAGGTTCAGGGATATACTTAAGTGCTGATTCAATTGCTTTTTTAACGTGATCCCAGTTATTATGCGCTGTAATTACTACGCCTGTTTTATATTCTTTTTGTTCCATAACTTATCCACAGTGATAGGTACAACCCACAAATGCTTTCTTGTAGGTAGTTCCATTATACTCAAATTCTTCTACTTTGTAAAGATCTTTTTGCTCTAAATCAAAGTCACAATCCATAGTGATTTTAGCCACTGTATAATTATGTAAAAGATCGTCCGCTTGACGCATTCCGTAACCTGGGATTTTTGAAGAAGTTATATAATCGCCGTTGGTGAAGTTGCCATTGATATTTGTTACCCAAATTGCTCCTTCTCCTAGAGCATTAACAAAGACTCGGTCATCACCTTTTTCTTTGTTAAAAGTTGTTACCCACGCTCCAACGGCATACTGTCGTTCAAGATTGTCAGGATCTTCTACATCCGATACAACACCATACACTGCAACATCTTTGGCTACAGAGGACAGTTGAATTTTTGGCAGTGCTTCACTTATAACGATATTATCGATTTGTTTAGTTTTTGCCTTAACACAGTACTCACCTGTAGCACTGACAATTAATCCAATATTTTGGTCCTGGTAATAATCAATTGTACCATCTACAGGAAGGCTACGATGTTGTCCTGTAAAGTCAAGAGCGCCCTGATCAGAAGTATGTGATATGAAACCTCCGCTATTAGTACCATTATATCTGAAGTTTAAAAATGGGTATGTCGTAGCGCCTGCATAACCTACATACACTCGCCATTCTTCTGCTAACTCAGCTGAGTTAGCTAATACCATGCAATAGGGCTCTTCATCATCATAGTCAGTGGCCGGGGCTATAAGTGTTACAGCGCCTTGTGACCTACTCGACCCATACCCTAAAGGCGCGCCAAATCCATGGCTAGTGCCCTCATTAGAGAATACTCTGAATAATGAAGGACCGTTAACTCTTACCGCATAACTCCCAGATCCCACAGAAGAAGTTGTATGAATAGTTTCTCCTGCATCATGAACAATTTCTACCGCGTGTACTCTATGACTCATATCATCGGCACGATGTGATAACACCCTAATTGCTGGCTCAAAGAAATCCGAATCTTCTGCTCTATTTGAAATAAATAGCGTTGAACCATTTGGTCCTGCAAAAAGAGAGGCGCGCTCAGTCTCAGGGTAACTCCCGTGACGAACTTGAATCGCTGGACGCTCACCGAGGACCCCTTTATATTCTCCAGTTAGAGTAGGACCATAACCATAAAACGGGTCATCGTCCATTACGAATACATTTTCACTATCTACTGAATGCATTCGCAGCGCATTATCATCTGAGTCATTAATAACAATTCTTTTCCCAGTTTCAGCTGTTTGAAATGTAGAGCCAGTAATCGTGGAACCTGTAATGTCACTTGCTTCTATATCTCCATGGATTACCAACTCACCCTGTTGGCCCACCCAAGCTAATGAGTGTGATCCAGGAGCGTCTGCTAAGGAGTTAAGAAAGAAATTACCCTCATCATCCATTAAACTCCACCATGTAGAGTCACCTGCCACAACTGTAACATATCCGAGATAACTATCTGTCATTAACAGACCGTCATGATCTGTAGGAACAGCAACATCAAGGAAATCATAAGATTGGTTATCGTAGCTAATACTAAGAGTCCATGTTAAATATTTTTCAAATACTCCACTATCACCTTGAGCAAATCGTCCTGTAACTAGTAAAGAAACATAAAAGATAGCATTGTTACCGCCATCAATATCTAAGGCAGAAACATTTATTTGAGCCCGATCACTGACATCAGTAATATTAACAGTAATGTCTCCAGTAGGATAATAAGACAAAACTGCTACTGTATAGTAACCTACTAATGAGGGTGTTCCACCTCCACTATCATACTCATAACTATATTCACCATCAATACCGGCATAAACAACAGCTTCTAATTCGGACTCACTTATTAATAAAGCGCCATCAGTATCTAAGGGTATAGTGACATTATTAGGAGTAATGAAAGAATCGCTGAAAGTTCCAGTTGTCGCAAATCCGACAATTAGTTCTTGTCCTGCTGCAAGTTCTTGATCTTCAGGCATTGTTCCATCTAAACCACCGCTACCACCACTAACTAACTCAAGATATAATTGAATCC